CGGGGAGTGGCTCAGTCTGGTAGAGCACAGCGTTCGGGAGGATGCTATCTCCGCTGTAACCCTAGTAAAACCAAGCATCTTTGCAGCCGCACCTACTCAGACTACAGTCAATGAGTAGGTGCAGTAAATCTGAACCAATAAATTTCATGCTTCCTGAATATCATCGGCAAAGTGTTCTTCGATGATATCCGCATCAAGATACTGCTCCGCCCATTCGAGTGCTTCTCCTTTACTCATAGGAATAAGATCCTCTCCCCATCCGGATGAATTGCCAGAATGACTGGCGAAGCTGGTCATAGCCTGGCCTTCTCCCGCGAGAAAGAATCTCCCTGCCTTAGGAGTTTTGTATAAGGCAGCTTCCCAATAGTGGAAGTCATTACTACCAATTCCCGGCGTGTAGTATTCCCCTATCAGAATAGCTTTGTCCGTGTCATAACGAAATCCATTAATGATCTTCTTCATTTCATTCTCCTTGGTTTAATTTTTATAGGTCTTTTATCTTTCTTGGTTTAATATCTTAATGTATGTTAAGCTACTCTAGTTTAATACATATTGTATTTTACTTAGCCAGTTTAACCCGTAGACAAAGGGCATTAAGATGAAGACACCAATGCTCTCTGCAGTAACCGGAGCTATCGTTGCAGGAGTAGGTGGTAACACTGCTAAGGGATAACACGTATAAACATGTTATGAAAGTCGCATTCTGCATATTCCTCTTCATTATGGCACTTTTTGCAGGTGTTGGTGTGTCTGCTGTGCACGATATGATTGTTGATTATCTGCGGTATTTTCGATGAAAAGTGAACTACTGCACACGCGGGAATACCGCCTCTATGATTTGCCCTTGGATATGACTGTTACCGAGGCACTAGAAAAAGTTAGGAAATCTGTAAATCCTGACTGGGATGTACACTATATTGAAGCTACACGGGATGGATTAATTTTCAGATTGGAATCACCATTACCAAAGAGGCTATTATGACACGTGGTATTTGTTTAGCTGTCCTGGCACTTTCACTAACTTCGTGCGCTGACCAGGCACGACAGAGCCAGTATATCCACAACACACTACAGAACCGGGACAGGATGATATCCGAAGCGCATGTTAATGACGGTTTCAAAATGTCATTTGCCATGGTCGAGGTTGCTCCAGGAGTGAAGGCATTATTGCCGCAAGAAATCTCTTATAAAGAACAAGCTAAATTTAACCAGCCCTTGCCTACTACACCAACAGAACATCCAGCATGGCGGGCAGTTGAACGCATAGGGGTAGCTGCTATTCAAGGGACTGTTATAGGCTTTGGTATCAATGCCGCATCCGATGTTTTGCAGTCAGGTATTGCAGCGAGTAAATCAAGTAATACAACCATCACGGATGACCATACTGTTGGTGCGGTGGATAATTCCAGATATACTGAAATAGACGCCTCACGTACAGATAATTCAAATGGACCCGTGGATAATTCAATAGGTCCAGTTGATAACTCTGATGAATCAGTAGGTCCAGTAGACAATTCAGTTGATAACTCTACACCTGCAATAGTAACGGAATTTTAGTTTTATTGGTTTGATGTATTAATGTTTTAATATTTATTGGTTTAATTTATAATGTCGCTTAAAGAGTTACACTATCGATGTTAAATATTTAGTATAAGGAAGATACAATGGCTATTCAGCTAACGAAAGACAACACCGCTACTCCCGCAGTTTATTCCACTGGTACTGGTACTGATCCGGTTACTGTTGAACTCACTCTTGATGGTACTAGTACTCCAACCAGTATTACTGGTACACCTTTAGCCAGTACCTTTGTATGGGCAAATGACGGTACGACTAATATCGATAATTATTCTAATATAGTTATTTCCATTGTTGGTAGTAATACTGGTATTACCTGGGAACTCTCTCTTGATGGTGCTACAGGATGGGGACCAACTATTTCCATACCTAATATGGATGTATCTGTTACTCATGCGGCAACACAAATTTATGCTAGAGCATCTGCTATTAATGATGGGTCTGTTTTAACAGCGAATTATACAACTGCGGATGTGAAGATAGCCGCAGTTGAGAATCCCGCATAAAGGATAAACCATGAAACACGGTAATAGGATTGTTGAAACAACTACCACTGTGGGTACTGGTACCTATGACCGTGGTGGTGCACTAGCAAGCTACCAGACATTTGCAGAACTCGGCGTAGGCGAAACATGCCATTATTTATGTAGAGCTGGGGATACCTGGGAGATAGGTCTAGGTACGATTACTTCTACTGGTTTAGAGCGTACGCAGATACTTGATAGTAGCAATGCGGGTGTAGCTATAAACTGGCCTGTAGGTGATAAAACATTGGTTCAGACTTTAGTAGGTGAAACTATTGACAGCAAGGCATCACTGGTAGAGGCTGATTCTATCGCTTTTACTAATGCTCTCATATTCGGATAAGGAAACATTATGGAATTAAATAACTACAGTGCAGCAATAACTGCTGTAGAGAGTAGCGTATGCCAAGCACCTAATGGATACCATCTAAGTATAGTCGGTGGGTATTTGGTCGATACTTCAAACAGTAGTAATACGATAACACTTAAATTTTATAGTAGTGCAGGTACGTTAAAATCTTCTACTAATTTTATATTAGCTGCTAATGGACGTATTGATCTTAATTCTAAAATCTTCCTCAACCAGCTAGAGACATTAAAAGTTGTTGGTACAGGCACAGCTACGATTGTTGTCTTCGGTGCAGAGACTGTAAAGAGCAGTGACAATGTACCGGATGACTGGTCCTGGCTTGGTGCATGGTCTTCGGCTACTGCATATGTACCAAATAATCTTGTATCACATAACGGTAGTGCATGGCTCTGTGAGATAGGTAACACGAACAGTGAACCTCCTTCAGCGAACTGGACAGTATTTGCTAGTAAAGGGGAACTTGCCGGTCTTACCGATATTGTACAGGATCTTACCCCTCAACTTGGGGGGAATCTTGATCTCAATGGGCATGTCATTACTGGTTTGGTTCTTGGTACAAATGTGCAGGCATTTGATGCTGACACCGCTAAACTTGATGTAGTGCAAACATGGGTAGCACAGCAGACATTTAAAGAAACGGCAGACACCGTACATGCCATTACTGATGGTGTAGCATTTGAAATTGATCCAGCAAATGGAAATATTCAAACAGTGATACTTGGTGCAGCGCGTACACCTCTTGCTACTAATTTTGCAGCAGGACAATGTGTATTGCTTGGTATTGATGACGGTATTGCTTATGCAATTACCTGGACAGGTATTGGTGTTACATGGGTTACTCCAGGGGGTACGGCTGAACCACCTGTATTAGCAGAGACAGGGTACACCTGGATCATGTTGTGGAAAGAAGGGTCAACCATCTATGGAACTGAAGTAGGAGCTGTTTAATGAGTATATTAAAAATACTGGCATCAGGCGGTAAAAGTGGTCCTGTAATGTCCACCTATGGCGTGTCTTGGGATGAGTCTCAAGCGACTGGAGGCTATACTAGAACCGGGGATACAGCAGGACAGGCAGTAGGCACATCTCTATCCAATGAGCTGCTACCTGTACATGCTTTAATGCGGAGATGTATTTTAAGTGATGCGGGTGTTGTGCAATATTACTTGGATGCGGATGATTCCACACTCAAAGAAGATGGTGTCACTGCTGCTAACCTGACAGGTGCTGACGGTCAGGTGATGGTAGAGATACCTGCATTTTATTATAAATATAGTTACTCCGGTACAACACATACATGGGAAATAGCAACCTATGAGGAAGTTGGATATACGTTGCATCCTGCATTTATGAAGAATGGGGAAGCAGTAGAGCATCGTTACATAGGTGCATACGAGGGTATTGGTTATGACGCAGGAACGAGCAGCTATGTTGACTGCGGTACCGGGTTAGCAAATAACTGGGCGGGAGGATCTATAGACCTGGCTAATGACAAGTTAGGCTCTGTGTCCGGTAAGGCTCCGATGATGGATGAAACACGAGCAGAGTTTCGCACTATCGCTGCAAATAGAGGAGCTGGCTGGAGACAACAGGATTATGATTTAGTCTCTGCGGTACAGTTGCTCTATATAGTCGAGTACGCTAACTGGAACTCTCAAGCTATGATTGGCATAGGTAGAACTGAGATATCTGGAGGAACATGGATAAAAGACTCCTATATAGGTGTTTCAGGTAAATCTAACAGTGATGGTAATGGTACAAACAGTGTAGGTGGAAATACCAATGCAGCGTACATGACGTACCGGGGTATTGAAAATTTCTTTGGTAATTTATTTAAATGGGTTGATGGTATTAACATCAATGGGAATATCCCTTATGTGTGTAACGACGATTATAATTTTGCCGATGATACGTCAACAAATTACACTGGTTTAGGCATAACTTTAGCTAACGCAAACGGGTGGGTAAAAACTCTCGAAGCGCAGTCACGGGGGTTCTTACCTGCCAGTGTCGGTGGTACGGATAGCACCTATATACCTGATTATTATTACCAGAGTACAGGTTGGCAGGTGGGTATGCTCGGCGGGTCTGCCTCGTATGGTTTGCCTGCCGGGGTTTTCTGTTGGCTTCTGAATGATGATTCGGCGGGTGCTTCGATTTATATCGGCGGCCGGCTGTCGTACTAAATTCATGTAGCACACAGTATAAAAGATACGGTTTTATGCCTCATTGGCAGGTAGGTATACTCAGCGGGAATACCTCGAATGGTTTGAATACCGAGGTTTTCTATTGGAATCTGAATAATGATTCAGCGAATGATTCGATTAATATCAGCAGCCAGCTCTACTTATTAAAGTTGTACAGACATAAGACCATGCCTCTTGGCAAAATATAAAAGAATGTCCCATAGGTATTGGTAGGGAAACCGAAGATTCCGGGACTCATAAGTAAATACTATGATACGATACAATAATTTATACACCTTTTCATAAGGACACGCATAATGGCAGAGAAATGGTATGCAGAAAACACAGCACAGGAACTCACCAGAAGTAGAGTACCTGGATATTTAAACACATCAATGCGTAAAGGATGGACAGCAGAAGATGTAATCCAATTTAATATTTATCCTATTATAGAAACAACCCGACCAGATGTGACAATACTACAGAATACTGAACCGGGTGAATTGATTAAAGTAAATAATACCTATCATCGTTCATGGAATATTGTTAATAAATATAGCATTCAAGAAGAAGTTGATGCGGCTATTGTGTCAGAAACACTACGCCAGCAACAAGTATTAATACAGCATTGTGAATCTGCTGTAGTGGCTTATATTCAAGCACCTATCGACGCATATAACACAGCTAATAATACTCTATTTAGCGATGCGCATTCTTGTGCTAATTATGCCACTGTAAGCGGCTATACTCATCAAACATTCTGTACTAATGTATGGGCATGGAATGTCCAAGTATGGGAAGCAGCACGGCAGATACTGGCTGATGCCTTAGCAGGTACGGTTGCTATTACCTCTGTCAATGATCTTCTCACTTTGTTACCCGCGTGGGTTGAGTAATGAACTACGGAGCACTAGCAGAGAGTTCTCTTGGTTCAGCACCTTTTACTACGGGTGATATCAGTATTGTCGTAGGATATACTTCTGATAGTACCATGGCTATAACCAATAAACCGGTTATAGCTATTAATACAAATGCAGCTATCAGCATACTTCGACAAAGGGAGTATGGCACATTTACCTCTATACATGTTGCTCAGATCACTACTCCTGACACCAGGGTAAGAGCTAGCAATAACGTATTAGACATATTTGATAGCACAGTTAAAGTAAGTAACACACAACAGAATGTAACCGATAGCAGTATAGGTATTGCAAATACACTCAATAGATATGTGGATACCAGTGTCACTGCATTAACGCAGTGGAGTGTTGCTGTTACTTTTGATAGCCAGGTGAATACTCACAATAAGCGGAGTATTCTTTCTGATGTGTGTATATCAATATCTCGTATGCGTAAATCAATAGCGGATACGCTTTTAGTAAATCATGTACTAAAGCAGACTAGAATAGACAGTAAAGCGCATACCGCTAATAGTATTATTCGTTTGAGAGATCTACAAAGTTCTATTGTAAATGCTATTACATATTATGCGGATAGTTCTGTTAATAGTGGTAATGTCGTTACAGTGTATGCGGATACACAAGCAGATATATATAATGCATTGTACAGATTATTTGATTCAGCAAGCATGATAAGTAACACTGCACAAAGTGCTGCTGGATTTGATTCTTTAACAAGAATAGCTAATATTACTACTATACTTACAGATAGTAATACCGCTATCAGTAGTGCTATACAGGAATTATTTGATACAGCCGTTAAAAGTAGTATTTTTAAAGATATGGCTTACTCAACGCAGGTAGGTGCAGCAAACATACTTGAAGTACTGGTAGACACAGCAATGTATTCGGGCAGTAATGTAACATACACCTTTGATGCTGCGGGTAAGATAAGCATAAGCGTTAGTATCAATCATGATACTGACGTAGACTTATTATCAGCAATTTTCAGGTGGAGAAACATAATTGCCACACTAAATGAAAGCAAAATTGTTATTACTTTACACTAGGAGATACTCGTGGCAAACCAGATAAAGATGTACCGTGGAGACAGTTATCCTATACTGTTTACCCTCACGGATAGTCAGACAAAGGTACCTATTAATCTGGTGGATGCGACTATCACGATGACTATTGATAAGCGCAGAGGACCGCTGGATGCTACAACCCAAGTATTCCAGGTAGAGGGTATAATTGATCCTGATCCAACAACTGGAAGAGTAACGTTTACTCCCCGTAGTACAGATACTGATCAACCCACAGGACTGTACTATTATGATATATCTATTACTGATCCGCGTATCACTAAGAGAACAGTAGCAAAGAGTACCTTTTTAATATCCATGGATATTAGTAAAGATTAAAACCAATAAGAAAAACACACTAGCTTGACGTGTTTTTCTTATTGGTTTAATTATTAGGCAGTTCTCGTAGTTTAATCACTACACTTCCAGTATTATTTTTATCCACCCACCTCTTTCCACAGGCGTCAAATCCTACTACCTGAGTATCGTCCCTGAATACCAACTTGGTCATGCAGTCCATATAAATCTTTAAGAAGCATGTTGCACAGGTCTAGTTTTATCATATGCCCTATGGCATATACGGCACATCCTACTGTAGTCATATATGTTTTCGTAGTTTCCTGTTAAATTTGCCCAATCATACCATATTGTTGGATCTGTTATACCACACACAGAACACTCATTAGGTCTACCTCTATCAGCCCTAACTCTATAATGATATTTAAAGTATGGGTTTGTTCCTGGGATTTCTTGCCATTTAGCTTTTCTTTTTGGGTTAGTTAAACCTAAGCGTCTTGCTTGTCTACATATGAAAGGAACTGTTCTACTTAAACGTTCTGCTAGTATATACAATTTACCCTCATCTCGATAAAAGGTATAATCTAGTATTAATACAAAATCATCTTCTGTATTAAACACATTAATTTTATTAATTACGTTTAACTTGCACAAGCGTTCATGAACGCTTTGCCCACATAACCCTACTACTTTTCCTACTTTCCAGACATTGTTTAACTTTTTATACTCATTAATTAATACGTGATCTTCTACTTTTTTACGTTGAACCATAGTAAATTCCTAATAAAAAAGGCTGTAAACACTAGTCATGGTTAGAATTCCCAAGAGAGGGACATGACAGAATGCTTACAGCCTTTTTATAAAGTATCTCTTAACAGGTTTCTAACGACCTACATTAAGGATACTATATACTAGGATTAATTACATTAATTATTACATTAATTCTTTGCACTTCTTTATCTGTGCCTTAGTGCACTGTTGATATGGAATCAAGGGAATAGAGCTATAATTTGCCTTAGCAAATTCCAATATCCATAGAGCATCTGCATGGTTATCATCAATAGGTATAATTCCTATCTTGCTTACACAGGCTTTAATCATTTCATCCTTATCGGCTTTACCTTTACCCGTAGCAAAGATTTTGATAGTGTCTGCACGAATAGCCTCATGATCGATATGTCGCATGTAGCAGACACTCTGCAAATGTGTAGTAAAACCAATAAGAATCTCCGTAGCCGATCCACCTCTTTGACTTGCTTGTTCATAGATAATGATATCAGGTTTAATTTCCTTAATTCTATCCTCCAGCCATTTAATGAACTTGAAGTATCTTATCCCTGGTGAAGCTCCTCGTTTAACATCAAAGGTAGCAACTCCAGATGATGCGGGTAGCTCAACATTCGTTGCCCACCCGAGCTTTGTTGCCATATCGAGAGCGAGTATCCTGATCATACCGCTTCTTCTACAGCTACCCCGGTATGCCCAAAACCGTTGATACCTCTCTCTGTTTCATCGAGAGAATCGACTAAAGTAAACTCTGGAGTCTCATGTTTAAGTAAGATAATCTGTGCAATACGGTCACCCTTGTTGACCGTGTATTTGTTTGTACCATGATTGTACAGATGGATTCTGATTTCTCCTCTGTACCCTGAATCAATGAGCCCTGCACCTACTTCAATATTATGCGTAAAAGACAATCCTGACCGAGAGACTACTTTACCAACATATCCTTCAGGAATAGCCATATACAAGCCTGTACTGAATATTGCTGAAGTTTGTGCGTAAACAGGTTTAGTTTCATTGCTGGAAATATCATAACCAGCATCTGCATGTTTAGCCTGTTTTAAAGGATAAGGGCTAATATAATCAATTTCTATTGGTTCAGGTTGTACAACATCTCTGCGATCAATGAGAGTACACAGTTCTGCTATAACTGATCGCACATTCCAAGGGAGAGCAGTAAAGTGAAAATTATTATTTTTATTTTTTAATCCATTTACTAATTCATTTATTAAATTCATACTTTCTTCTCCTCTTTATGCTGCCATTCCTTTAACAAACGATGATCGGGTACATTGACCTCTCTTCTTCCTGCACGCACTCCATCGATGAATGCTTTACGTAATGCTTCATTAATGAAGTTTTTTATCTGAGTAGTGAATTCCATTATTCCTCTATTTTTTTATTGGTTTAATAGGACAGCAACTGTCATATATAGTTAACACATTATCCAAAAGATCTGCCTTGATCTTTGATTCTACACTTATTGGACGGATACCTTTACCCGCATATCTGTCCGCAGCAAACTCAAGATAGGCTTCTTGTAGTTTTACTATTCGTGTTCTAAACTCATTCATGCGTCTGCACCGAGATCACCGAATATGTTCGGAGCAATCTGGTACAGCATTGAGTATATCTCGAGAGCAATAGGTCTGATTTGAGGATGAGCTGCTTTACTAGCTCTAAGAATAATGAAGTGCCTCCATTCACGAAAATTACAGGTCATAACAAGTTCAGTCTTCAGACATATCGGTAACACTGATCGAGCAATCTGAGGAGGACATCCTGTATCAAGTGCGTTCATATATGCTGCTTCAGCATAACGACAAGCACCACACCACAGTTCATACTGTTTTTTATTCATACCAGGAGGTAGAATAAATGAGCACTCATTACCAAACTTTTCCCCACCATAATTGCAGTATCTAGTACTCTCCTGAGCATAGCTGGCTAAACGATGTCTCACGATCTCATGACTTACACCTCTATCTGTAATGATCTTAAACGATGCACAGGCATGTTCAATCATGGCATGATGCCCTGATTTAACCATCCGCTTGCAGAACTCAGCAGATGATTCAAGAGTGATCTTATCCTCTGATTTATAACAAGTTCTGCCCGCTAACTCGATTTGCTTTTCTGCTTCTGGTGTTACCCACATAAGTGTTACAGACGGTTCAACTATTTTCATGGTTATTCCTTTATTGGTTTAGTTTAGATTATCTCTTTCCCAAGTACCAATAGCCATATTGAGTAAATTATTATTAGCCCGTTCTTTTGTACCAAGATGAGCATACTTTCCTTGTTCAATATGGCTTAGATCAATACTCGATCCGTAGTCTTGTGAATGTTTTCGTATTACTTTTGATGGTTCTATTGGTGCAAATATTTCAAGAGAATATCTTCCATACTTATAATAGCGTTCGAGAATTCTCCACTCCCGTAAATGTGTTACAGCAAATATCTGTTCACCTGTAAGTACACCCGCATCGGTTGGATATAATTTTACACGTTTACCGTTGATAATTTTTGAAGTGATAGCCCCTATCATTTTAGTTGGTATCTGCATCTACTGATTCCTTTTCAGATTCGCCTATAGTTTCAAACAATTCCTGATGCAGTTTACACAGGAAAGTTATTTCCCTTTGTCTCTTGTGAATGGCTTCATTTATTGCCAGCAGGGAAGGTTTTAACAATCCCCTGGTTAACCAGTCACGGAGTAACCCGTCACTGGAAATGGTTATGCCCTGTAGTGCAAGCTCTTTTTCATCATTGTATTTCATTGTTTTGGTTCCTTTAATTTATCTATATGTGCCTTTGCCGCAGCACGTATTTCTGCTTTGGATATACCATTCTTTAGAGTCATGGCGTGTCCCCAATCGGGAAAGAACACGTCCAGTTGGGCTGAGAGTTTAACTACATCATGTTGTAGCTCAGGCAGTTCCTGCCAACGCATACAGTCGATGAGATTATCATTGACCCATTTTACTACATCCGGACGATCCTTGGCTAAGCAGTAGATTGCGTCATGAATCAGTGCTGAGGGGAGAATGTCATATCGATAGGGAGAAGCATGTACCCTACTCATAAACTCCACAGCAGCTCTGTTGTTCAATAAGCCGTAGCTCTGTGTCTTGGCATTGCCTGCGGATCTACGTTCAGCAGTGGCTGGATAGGGGAGTCTGTTTGAACCAAGAGGAGTCTTGGCCAGGATGGGTGTTCTGATCTTAATGCCAAAAGCACCAAGTATATAGCCGTCTGTGTGTGCTTGATTGAGTATTCCATCAATCCAGGTGTCTGAAACATGGTAAAGTTTGTGGTAGTTACTCTCTACTCGTTTTGAAACCTCTTCACTTAATCCTGCGGATTGCATGATGGTTCGCCATGTACCTGCGTAAGTGAGAGCAAAAATTAAGTTGGGGCTTTTGATTTTTGTCTCAAAGCCCCATACCTCCCTGCAATAGAATTTATTACATTAATATTGTATTCTTTGGTAGTTACTTCTTCTATTGAAACAATGTCTTTCAAATTGAATTCACTCAATTAGAATACCTCCATATATAGCCATAGGCCATTGATTGGTCTTTACTTGGATTTAGTGCATTTGATATAGTACCCGAACTATCTTTACCTAATGCTCGTGCTGCAGCAGTTAAAGACGCATGGGTTGCTAGGAATACCCCATCACTATTAAATTGATCAACCATTCTGCGTTTTGCTGTAGCAGTTACAATATTTCTATTTACTTTTTGATTGTAAATCATTTGTTCATACGCATCTTCTAAATTAGTTATTTTAGCAAAATTGCGTATATTGATAGACAGCCGGGATATACCTGTTTTGTATTCTACAGCCAGTTCTGTAAGTGTTTTTCCTCCAAGGAAATCAATTAGTATTCTCATTAACTGTGCTTGGTTCAAATTTTTTTCTTGGTAGCTCAAACCTAGTTTATAGGCATGTAGAGAGTTCTCTTGTCTTGTTACCCATTCTAGATTACTGACAGTATTATTTGTTTTTACTCCGTCGATATGATTTACTTCCGGTTTATTATCTGGATTCTCCAGATAGGCTTCAGCTACCATTCTATGTATGTATCGCCAATGACCCACATTATTGATATACAAATTTAAAGAATAGTAGCCTACAGGTAGTAAAGTAGGCATTTTTTGCCTACCTGTTTTAAGGTTAAACACGTTGCCGTCTTGATCAATTTCATAGTTGTTTTCAAATCCTTTTACTAGTTTCATAGTAGTCCTCTATTGGAATTTTATTATTATGTAAGTCTATAATAAAATCTCCACTTTTGCCATATACAACACGGTTGTCTACTATTATTTTAAATACTCTTTCTGTAGGTAGGGCTTCTTTTATATCTGGCATTTGATCACCAAAATAATAGTAAGCTCTTAAACTATGTGCGTCATATCCGTCTGTGTATACACGGAGTTTATTTGGATCAGATGTGAGTAATGCATTAATACGGTCCTCCAGGCTAGCAAAGTCTGCTCCAGTGAATAACCACCCATGGTCAGATACAAAGCATGATTTTATGAGCTTTCCGAATTTTGATCCGCTGGGTAAGTTTTGCATATTGCTATCCGAACTAGAAAGTCTTCCACTCTGCGTTCCAGAAAGATTAAAATTACCGTATACTCGGTAACTTCCATCCGGTAGCTGCTGTGCCTTCTCGAAGGCTGGAATGAAGCTGGTGAGTATTTTATTTGCCTTGCTAAGTCCGATAAGGTGTTCAAAGATTTCTTTGTGAGAATCCGATTTTGCATGATTGATGAGTTTCTCTAAAGTCTTTGCACCAGTTGCTGGCAAGCCTGAATCGGTAGTATCAATGACCTCATAGCCAAGGTAATTGTAAATGAGTTCTTGAAGCTGTTTATCTGAACCAGGATTAAATATATTCCTAGCAATGATCTGATCGTCAGCAGTATAGACCTTCTTCACTGCTTTATGAGTCATCTCCGCTGCCAGATCTTCTAATTGGATATAGTGAAAATCCTTGATGATATGTGAGTTCTGCAGAGCATCACTGTGCTCCTTGACAATATCCGTCAGAATGATCTTAGCTTCTTGTACCTTCTCTGGAGAAATAGGCATACCAGTAAGCTCAGTCTGCAGGATCAATTTGACTGAAGGCTTGAAGGTATCAAGATAAACGTGTAATTGATCCTCCTCAATCATTATTGGTTTATACTTCTTGTAAACGTACCATGTTGAAAGTGTGTCGATTAAATTGTAGCGCAGCAATTGAACCAAGGGAATCAACCGGATATCCTTGATGTCATCCTCAGCGTAATTCCCGGCAAACGGTTGAGCCAAGATTTTAAGCCCCAGTTCATTCTTCACGGTGTTATTGGTAGCAAGGTAGGCTATCAGCTTGGTGTCATCAAACTTGCTGTGTAGCAGCTCAATACCGTCTAGCATACTGACATTATCACCGAGGTCATTCATCCACAGATTGTAGATGAGAACCTTAGCGTCATAAAATATGTTGTGGTATGTAAGCGTTCCCCGATACTCCGTGAGGAATTGCTTAAGCAGCTCTCGTACTGGAGCATTGAATACCTGCTTTCCATCTGTATAATCTACAGCAAAGGCAATACCGTTATGTTCGTCCCAAGCAAATGCTATGGTACCTATACCCGCATCATAGAACTTGAGGCTGAATGCCTCTATGTCACAAGTGAGTTGGTCATATTGGTGTAGCGCCTGTAGAGCTTCCTCGATGTCGTGTAAGTTATCCGGATAGTACTCCGAGTGGATGATTTCTGTTCCTGGTTCAGAGTAGGTATCCTTGTTAAATTTAATCAGTGCCTGCAGAGAGAGTTCCAGTTTCCCCTGCAGAGTCGGGTTATAAGACAGTGCTTGATAGTTCACACCGATGATTACGCCAAGATGCTCGTAGCCCTCGATAGCACAAGGACAAACATATCCGTAATGAGGTTCTGCCTTAGCATTCTTGGTGAGGGTCTTGAAGTATTCTCCGTCAGTGCAATAGAGTATTTTTATCCCGAGTTGATCTATCTCCGGGAGTAACTCAGCAAGATACTTTTTTCTCAGTGCTGCCGGAGCACTCTTTGGAGTTTTGTATGCAAGAGTGAAAGCGATTATTTCTTTTGGTTTAACGCCTGCTTCCGTAAGCTGTCGAATATAATTCTCTTCAATTGCTTGTTTACGGAAGCAGGATTCTTTCACCAAGAGAGCAATGCTTAAACTTTCAGCATTTGAACCAAATAGAATATGCCTCATGAAATATTTCCTTAATTCAATAGAATTCTCTCTAAGAAGAGTTTCTGAAAGGCAAGTATACCATTCTTATTCTTCTCTTTGAAAGTATTGAGTTCTTCTTCTGTTTTTGGTTGACTAATATTAAATACACTTCGGTTCAGTGTATTTAATCCTGAGCGTAATCGACTCGGTATGAGCTTGTATATATCTTCTGTGTGTTCAGCAAATATCAAGGCATTTTCTACATAATTAAGAACATTTCTTTCTGCTCTTACTCTGTCAAAATTAGGGCTATCAATCAGCTCTTTTGCTTCTTTTATTAAATCAGGATGTAATACTTTATTACATCCTGTGTATATATTTGCATACCACGCGTGATACATCACACCATTATACATAAAAGTTGCTTCGGGTTTATTAAGCATCTGTGCATTTTTTGCAGCGAGTTTGCTAATGCTATCGTAGTAGTCTACGCGTGATTTTTCATATATCGTAAGTTCTAAGTTATTCTTAAGTTGAAGCAGGTGCAGTTGCCTCTGCTTCAGTGATCGTGAATCGTTCATTCTGTTCTCCCCTATAGCGTAATGGCAACTGTCCATATAGGACCACCTTTTTAGAAGCACGTGTTATTGCAACATAGAGTAAACGTGCTACGTCACTAGCGATATTACATTTACCGATATCAGTAAGATCAATGTATACCGTATCATATGTGCTTCCTTGACTTTTATGAACCGTACTGGCAAAGATTGGCCGGAGATCTAACCACTCCTGTTTAATAGCAAAATAGTTCGGCCATTTTTTTTCTTTAGCTAAACTCTTCAAAAGATGCATAGTGTCTATTTGATTATCCGGCAGAAAGGCTTCATTTATTCCTTTTATGGCTATGTATCTTCCCATAACACCCTGTTGTGCGCAGGAATACCCTGTGTATTCTATTTTTACCAATGAATCGGTGCAATATAAAGTCTGTCCTTTATTGCTGATTATTGGTTTGTTGGTAATCAGTGTTTCCCCTGCTGTAGGATGCTCATCTAAGCCGTTTATCTCTCTAATATGTGCATTGTATTGGTTCACTCTGGAATTGGTCCAGGCGAGGATTCTCGCTTTTTCTGGGGTATATTCCGGATGGGTGAATTCCTCATCAATCATCTGCTGGAAAGTAGGTCCATCTACATGGAGAATATCTTCACCATTTGGTACGATGGGAGTGAATATACCCGTTTCCACTGTCTCCTTGAATCTGGCTCCTGCTTCAGCTATGGCCCCGCCATGACGCATGATCTGATTGAGTGAAACACGAGTAAAGGCAGGATTGTTCATGATAGGTATCTTTTGCTTTACAGGTGCCAATTGATACTGATCACCAATCAAGACGATCTTGCAGTTTACCGTCGAGGATTTAATATCTTCGAAAAGAGAGTTACTGATAAAACTTGCTTCATCAATAATGAACAAAGTATTGTGAATTATTTGATGGTTTCTCCCTTTAATGAAGTCTGTTTCTCCAGTAGTATAGTTTGGTCTGGGAACCAGTCCTAGTTTATTGTGCACAGTACTTACGTCATAACCAAGGAAATCAGCCAGTACTGAAGCAGCTTTATTTGTAGTTGCTGCAACACAAATGTCTAATTGATGATTCTCATCATCTGCTAGAAGTAGAGAAAAGAGTTGCATTCTCGCGTGAAGAGTATCAAGTAAATGACGTACAAGAGTACTCTTACCAGTTCCAGCACTTCCAGATATAACTAGAAAGTTCTGTTCTTTATCAAGTAAGAAATCAGTAAATGCTACATTCGCTTTTTCTTGATCCTCCGTTAGTTTGAAGGTTGTCATATGGTTTATCCTTATTGGTTTAAAGTTTATAGTGGATCACTCTCCCATAAGGAGTATCAAATTGCAGATTATCATGAATGATCCAAATAATATCAGTATTTGTTTTTGGTTTAACAGGAATACGAAAATACCCATCAGTGAAAATGAGTATCACAGGAGGTTGATTTTCTTCTACCCATTGCATTAGTTCAGTGAGATCCGTTCCTCCACCACCAGTATATGCAATATCTTCTACACGAGTGTTTTGAGTTATATCCTGTATAGCCGTTATAGTAGTGTCAAACTCAATAAGAGTAATTTTCTCGGGTAAAAGCTGATCTTTGATCATACGTATTCCGCCACCAAAAGAACTAAGTTCTTCCTGGGTAACGGATATGCTAACATCAAAAGCACAAGCAATATTACTAAGAGATATGCCATAGCAGCTTGGCAATATCTCTGGTAGAAACCTACGTGACGGTCTTTTAAAGCTGTACTCTGTCTGAGCATATGCTTGCATATGATTAGCTAGAATAGTTTCAAAGTTTAACCGAGGATTGAGTATTTCTTCCATAAGACCGCGTACTTCTCCAGGGAGAGAACCAATACTTTTGCCACTCATCTCTGTTATGCATCTAGCTTTACAAATTATAGCATTGATATGTGCAGTAAGATCTTTAACAACTTCCTCTCCTTCCGCAGTAGAGGTGTTTGCTTTCTGTAAGATGATATCACAGTCCTGCTCGTCGAGATTACTGGTAGCTGGATCATACTCTTTATGCAGAATGTGATATATTTCTAGAGTAGAGCAGTCTATGAACCTATTATCCCACAATCCATCATCAGGCAGAGTGTACCCCGCTTTGAGAAGATCCAGATTGATACGATGATCTCCCGCTCTATTATAGAGTTGATGTTCAACTTTCTCTGAATAAACCTTCATATTGACTAGTGGAAATGATTCAATATGACGGTATAATATGTGTCCTACTTCATGGGCCAGCAAACCAACCCGAGCATCGGGTCTAAGAGATTTGAACCAATCAGGATTGAGATAGAGTGTCTTTCCATCTATTCCAGCAGTAGCTGTCCCCTCTTGAGCTGTAGCCCATTTGTGACGCAGAGAGAAAAGAACAGAAGAATAGAATACTGGATTGGCTTCGGGAGGTTTATTAGATGGGTCCATTAAACCTATCTTGGCGGTGGAGAGTATCTTTTCATATTCCATCAGCTACTCCTTGTTTATTTTTCTTCTTGGTTTTAATAGAAAGATTGTATTCCTCTATGAGTTCATTTCTAGTTTCTTCCAGTTCTGCATAAGTGGATTGCCATAGATCATTAAACTCATAGTATATTCCGAGTTTATCCGTCAATTGATTGATGACACAGATAATGCTTTGCTTTATTGTATCTTCATCTAAGTATCCCATTATGGCCTATTACATTAGAGGTTTATGAACTACCTGTTGACCGTCTTTCTCAGCGAGAACAACGGTAACTTGGTAGCTCTTTTTAGCTTTGAATATTTCTGCAGCTTTCTGTTGAGCTTCATAAGAAGTCTCTGCATAGACCTCTATTTTTCTATTCTTGTAGAAGGCAATGTATCCATTCATTTGTCTATTTTAATCCTTTTCCGCCAGATCTACTGCCTGACGATATTATTTATTGGTTTAAATCCCTAACGAGATATGCGCACTATTCACAGTTATCCATTCACTGACACTTGGTACAGTCATCAGCTTCGGAGTACGCTTGACGGCATCCTTTAATGTAAATACCTGGAACTCAATAGGCATCCGGTGGATGTATGGCATGACCTGATCAATATCAGCCAGGGTAATATGCGCACCAATCATTCCTGAAGTAGCTGCCAGCATCGATGGTTCACTGGGTACAGCTATGACTTTTGGTGCCTGCTTGATCTGTGCATAAGTAGGGATATGTGGATAAATCTCACAATAGGTAAGGAACTCTCGAGCAATACTTTCACTGATAGTACCAGCAAGAATGGGGAGTTTGTTTTTCAATGCCATCTTCGGGTAAGCAACTATACGAGAAGCAAATTCCCATGTTCGTGGCGATGCAAAGGTCTTATCATGATGATTCGGATCGAAGACATGGAGATTCTGTGGACGATGGTTGATGTAAGAAATCACCTCATGTCTGAGATGATTGGCACTGGCCCACAGTGACCATAGTTCAGGGTTTACTGTTAACTCCAAATGAATCAAACGTGACTGCATAGCAGTGGATAATCGATTAACTATCGCCCCATCAGACATCAAATTACCTGCACAGACCATGGCTGTCTTGGGATGAAGTTTATGCTGTCCTATACAGCGATCCAAGACAACCTGATAGGCTGCTGCTTGGGTTTGAAGTCCTGCTGCGTTAAATTCATCAAAGGAAATCAGAAAGCCGTCATACCCGTCGGGGATAGGGTCATCTTCCAGGGGAAATATGTTCATGGGAAGATATTCTGCTCTCCGTCCAGATACTTTAGGAAAGCCATTTATATCTACTGGTTCTAATTGAGACAGACGAATGTCAATCAGCTTGAGCTTATACTTAGCAGCAAGCTGTTGTATTAACTCACTTTTTCCCGTATTTTCAATAAGGTGCGTTATACCTTACCCGTTCTCTTATGAACTGCTGCATATCACTATGCAGTCAAGACTATATCTTCATCCTTAGCACAATCAGAGCACACGCCACCGCGATAAATACTTATAGAATCTCGGCGTTTAGTGTGGATATTTTGACAATATTTACATCGAAAAATAACATAACGTTTTCTTTTACTGCCACTAGCCTTTATCATGGTGTCTATTAGATTACTCCCTAGTAGACTGTTCAACTCAGTTATAGCTCTTATTTCGTTAGCTTTAGCTGCGGCTGCAGTACCCAAACGTTTAACATGTTCCTGTCTTCCTTGATCAGAAGAATGTTTCATGTTTTCTTTTGGAGTACACCATTCTAAATTAGCTGCGGTGTTATTTAATGTATTATTGTCAATATGGTTTACTTGAGTTTTATTATCAGGATTTGCGTGAAACACTTTACACACTATACGATGGACACTTATACGCTCAATTTTTGAGTTGTTACTTAATGTAACTCGTGCGTATCGAGCATTTTTTGATTTAAAGATATCAATCTTTAATTCACGTATTCCTGAGCGACTTGTATTAGGCAAAGATAAAATTCTACCTAGGCTTGTCACTTGATATTTACCCTCGTAACCCGGTATGTCTCTAATTTCTTCTGTCATTATACTTACCTCATTAAAATTAATGTATCCGTTAATATGGCATTAATCGTAAGGTAAATCAAGCATAATGTAAGGAGTCCCCCATTTCCACTCACTTGAGTGTACGCCTTTCGGCTAGTCGTTGAACCTTCCTCATATATTTCTACTTAGAGGCTTGGTTGCTGATTGTCACATAACATTAAATTGTTAAACCCTCATAATGTGATTTCTCCATTATTGTGGTTTTAATGCTTTCGTGGGTTTCCAGCAATTAAAGGGATTTATTTTGAGGGGATTACTCCCCAAAGGAATCTAGTAAAAGTCAAATTCCAGGGTTCCCATGCATCATGGGAACCAGACGAGAGAACATGCACATGGTGATGAACTCAGCAGCTTCTTTAATATTTACTCGTATGTCATTGGTGACTATTGGTGATGGTGCAAACATGGCAAAATACCTCTCTTATTTAGTATATTTTATTGGTTCAAAAACAGGGGTTAGAGTATCGGGAGACACCCTCGAAAAAGGGTCATTTTAGCAAAGTTGACGTACCGTTTTTGAGATCGGAGAACTTTGTAAAATGCCTGACAAAAAAACACTCACAAGAGATCCCCGGAGGGGATTCTCAAGTGAGTGCTAATTGTTCAACTGGTTTTCCCTATAGAAGTTGTGAGAAGGTTCTCTATACTTCTGTTACTTGCTAGGAGATAGCATAGCTCCCATTTCTGATTTCATCCCCGAGATCGTCGGAGTATTTCTGAATCTTGATTGGTGTAGAGCTGATCTGGTTCAAGATGAATTCCAGCATGTTCGACTCGGCAATCTCTGCCATGATGTCCTTGTAGACCTGTCTAACTCGGTTACAGTTGTTCGGATGTGCTCGGAAAGCATCGTGAATGAACACTACTGGAAAGCTCTTGTGCTTGAGAGTGTCATCGATTAAACCAAGAATTCTAGTCAGATACTCTTTACTGAAGTTTGTGACGGATATCTTGCCTATTGATTCCACGCCGACAAGAGAGTAGAAACCAGACTCTACGGCAAGACGTTCAATACGTGGTATTTCTTTTGGTTCAGCATATGTGCCATTTGCAAGATGATCCGATATCACCATTGCAATGTACGCCAGCCCCATACCATCATAATTACAACGTCTTCCTAGCTCTCTGCAGACTAACGAATCACATGCGTGAATCGTGTTAGCTGCTGTACTCTTACCTGTCTCACTGCCTTCATTCACGCTGTAGGTGTATGTGAAGCTGGCATGGTCCAGCTCATCCACTTCGATCTCTGCCTCAGTTTGTTGCATAATCGGAATGTATGCGTGGAAGCCATCTGGCATGGTGAATTCATAGCTCAGTTCATACGCAGGCCAGAGAGACAGTAACAGCTCACGCATCTCACAGGCACCAGGTGCTACTATGAAATTAGCCTTATGAAAGGCTTTATACGCTGGAGTGTCCTCACCGAACAGGGCTTTAGGCTTTTGATTTGACCCATAATAATATGTCATCTGGGCATATTTTATCTCTGTACGTGATATACCTTCCATACTCTCACCGAGTATTTTACCTACCTCAGTGAGAGTGATACTGTAGATGTCATTACACTTATCTCCAATCAGACCGGTATTTCTTGCTGTATCCTTGCATCCGGTCAATGCTGCCATGATCTGTGGACCTGAAGCTGCAGCATCAAGTTCAACAATATGACCGGTAGGGATACCATTCTGGGCATCCCTATAAGCCAGTACTGCAGCGATGTACTGGAACGGTTTCTTGGCATCATCTACCAGTGATTCCAGTTCATCCTCATGTTCTTTCGTCCAGGCCAGACGATCCTCGAATTGAGATTTATCTAAGCCATGCCCATATTGTGAGGCAATGTCGATCATTAGGTATTGTCCGCCGGTAAATTGAATCAAAATGCCACCTCTTTCATAGTTTTTCGATTCTTCCACATGCTTTGCATTGTTCTCCATATTCCATTCCTGAATTATGGCACAACACACATGTATCATTGTTTCCGCACCAATATTTATTATGGTGTAAGCCATTTTTTGGTATATCGCCAGATGCGCACATAGCACATTTACCATCCCGCATATGATGATTTTTTCTAGCTTGGCAAATTGCTTCGTCCAGTGTCATATTGCACTCCATTAACGGCTCTACTCGAATTTCTTTAGCAAGAATGCTATGCTTTGCTGCATGATTAGCAGCAAATGCTTTTGCATCGCTAGATGACCTGAAAGTCAATCGCCCGCCAAAAGGTTGTACGTCAACCCATTGTCGCTCGTGTCCAGTTATATGGCGAATTACCTGTACGACATACTGTGGAACTATTCTTGGTTCATTTGGCATAGTCTATTCCTTTGATTTTATTTTCAATCCGTGACACCAGCGACATGGATTGATATATTACTTGTTCTCCTTAACTGTGGAAGGTATATTCCTTACTCTCCGGTCGCCATACAGCACCGATGGTGTATCTGATGCTGTCATCATTAGTGTCAGTGTAGAAGGCAATGAGATCGTTCTTACCATCGTTGTATATACGCACTTTGGGGTACCCACTATATGCCCAGAGAGACAATCTACCGATGGCTTGTTGGAGCTGCATAGTGGGTACATCCATCAATTGTTCTTCGTCATAGTGCAGTTCTACTGTTCTCATTGGTTCATCTCCTTTAAGTCACGCATCATGAAATAGATGTCAGCCGACCAACTATTCAGCATGTTTAAAATGTTTTTTAAGGTGTACTGCTCCTCGATTGTCATGGTACTGAGAATAGCGTCGTATGTTACTATGTTGGGTAGTACTAACCTCTGTTGCTCTAGGCCCTTGAGATCAACATTTTTAATAGTAAGTGTTTCATTCATTGGTTTCCTCCTTACATATCTGAGTGATTTTATTATCAGGTATTTCTAGTCGAATAAGCTGACTTAATTCAAAAGTTGTGCAACCAGGTTCTATCGGTTCTTTTGTGGGAGAATCAATAAACACGCTTATTGTTAATAATAGGATGAATATACCCATTACATTTCCACTAATTCAGCAGCAGCAAGCTGAATTATTGACTTTTTAAACGATGAACCCTGAGTATTTATATGGTATCCCTCAGCGTAGCATCTACCTCTCTTATCCACCCGATGTAACAGGTGAAATCGATTCCCTCCCCGAACCAATTTGATGTACGCTCTGTAGCTCTGCGTAACAAACCGTTTCCATTGATCCTCTTTTTTCTGGTCATGCCTGCCATCAGTCTCGAAGGCATACGTAGGCTTCTCTTCATACTTTCTAAGCACAGCTCTATTGAGTTTTAGCTCAATAGCATTCATGCGGTTAAGATGGTCTAAGCATATATCTTGCTTATGATGGTTCTGCCTTCCTCCAAGTATGAAGGAACCGTGTTCCTCATGTTTATTGGTGGTGAACAAAGGCAGCCTTTTTGTGAATATCTCATGCCTCTCCAGCTCGGGGAGATCATTCAGCGTGTACTCTGTACATACTGTGATGTACTCTCCTGAGCCATTACGAGTAATGGTGATGAGTCCAGTACGAGAGATGACTGCCAGTACCTCTGCAGCAGTCTTTACCCTGTCTATAGTATCTTCCAGACCTATTCTTCCAGCGAGCATACCCGCTATTGCTTGATAGGTAAGTTGTCCTATTGTGAGGGTAATGGTGAAGGCTGCCAGGACTATCTCGTAGATTTCCCCTTTATTTGGATTCCAATCGGAGAGTCTTCTGTTCTTGCTGGTGAATGGCTTGACTGTGCCATCCTTGAGGGTGTATTCGTAGTACTTGGTGGCATAGTCATGTACCAGTCGTACTGCCTGATCAAGCTCAGGCATACCACCTGTTCTGGCTATCTCTTTCTGAACAAAGAACTCTTCTGACCTGAGCATATCTATTCCTCTGTTATTGGTTCTTGGTTCAAGTCTTTCTTCCTCCATGCCATAACGTAGGCAATGACCAGGTGATTACCCATGAAGGGACATACAGTCACTGGATTGACATTAGGCTTCCAATCATGTTCTGCTTGTAGCTGAGCATTCTTGATGTTGGTAGCCATGAGGACATTATCCTCTTGGCTATACTGAGAGATCTTCTCCTCTAGATATTCCTTCTGAGCCTTGGTGTAGCCCAGTAACCATGCCAGTTGTTCCATGGACATAGGAACCTGATAAGGACAGAGTGTCTCTGGTTTGGCATGTGGCCTGGTTATAGACCACGCAGCTCTGCCTTCACGTACTTTCTTGATCATTGAATATCTCCATGTAATTTAGGATAGTAAAGAAAAGGGATACCTCTGTATAAGCAGGTATCCCCGAGGATGATTTAGAACAGATCGAACGAGGATGCCTCATCATTGACTTCACGGAAGTCAATGGAGAGCTTGAGCAGGATATTCTCTGCTCTAGTTGGATCTTCTTTTAACCACTCAAGAAGAGTCATTTCTGCTGGTTTACTATTACGCAAAGGAATTGCTCCGAGCTTACGAGTAGAACCATCTTTACTCGGAAGGTAAAAGTTCAGAAATCCTTGAGCTTTCCAAGAATCATTTGAGGGAGTTGCGATTGTTGTAATCTGTCGTTTTGCTAATGCCATGGTAGTTCTCCTTTGAAATGAGTTAGTGATACGTTGAGGAATGGCTCTATTGCCACCCACATTTATGCGTGGTAACGCATACAGCACGGACTAAGAATTAAAGCAATTCTTAGCCACAGCTATGCCTACCGCATGACGTGTTTATCCTGTAAAAACAGAAAGAACACAATGGTTAATCCCAAACGAGCTTAACCAGGCATAAAGGAAAAGGTATAGAACCAACAGAAATAATTATACTATCTTTAGGTGAGATTAATGCAGATGAGCTTAACTGGTAGTCTGCCATGAAGACAGACTACCAATTGAGAGGGATTACCAGTATAGAGGTCGAGTGGGTTCTTGTTTTATTGGTTTAGCCAGCAGTTCCTGCCGACAGTTTAAACCAATAAAAGTGAACTCAGGCTTCCGAGTGTCTTTATATATAACTCGAATATACTTGGACTTTACGTAGAATTTGTTTCTTAAAATCATTGTGGATACCTCCGGTTGAATTGATGAGTGGAACTGCTTTCACCATTATGTCCGGTAGGACATCCAGCAATGCGTACGTTTTTATCTTACTTTGATTCTTTTGAGTATTTCAGTAGCTTTTGGGTACCAATCCGGAGCTATTTCCTCTATCACTTCTTCAGGGAAGTCAGCATACTGAGCTACTATTTCCTCCAATATAGCCAGTAGATCTGGAGCAGCAACAATGAGCTTGGCATTAGCAAGCCCTTCTATTATTCTCTCCTCATTGCTTGTGCTTAGGAAAGATATATCTAGTCCAGATTCTCTTTGTCCACATATGCAAATCTCCTTGTTTTTCCATGGTCCAGGTGTATGCTTACCCATGTAAATCTCCTAGCCCTCCGAAGAGGGCATTTGTTTATTGGTTCAAATGTTTAGTAAACAGTACTGATCGTACATACGCTCAGCATATGCTTCTGCATCGTAATCAAGTTCTCTATCTGCTCCAGATTCCGCAGCAGAGATGTAAATTTCATCTTCATTTTCCTCATACCATGTATCAAAATCTTTCATCATGCTCTCCTGTTGATTTACACTTTGGACAGAGATGTATTCTCTCCGATGTTTTATGCTTCCAACCACTCCTCCGAGCGATCCGCGTAGCGGATCTGATACTATTCGTTTCGGCTATGATCACTCTTGCACAGCGATCACACCAGATATTGGTGTACTGGACTATACTCATGGCAGTGTCTCCTAGCCCCGGTTACCCAGGGCATTTGTTTATTGGTTGAGGCGCTTGGCTATCGCCTCATCGATGTACTGTTTCAGTACATCACCGTGGCAAGCACGAGGAGCACAGTAACACATCAACTTTACATCTCTCCCATGTAATATCTCTTGTGCGATCTTACGCAGAGCTATCTTCATGGGTGATTCCCATGTCATTAGTACAAGGAAGTCTTTCTTGTACTTGGCAATTGAGGCTTCTCGGGTATACTTTGGAAGTGGATATGGATTTCCGAAGACAGAACCTCTACCGATGTATACTACACCGGTAGATTTACCTCTGTAGGTGTGTTTATTCACAACAGTTATCTCACCTATGCTCATGGTAAAACCTCCAGTAGTTGTATTAAATAGGGAATCAGCATCAATGATGCCGGCAGTATCATTAGTACATACCTCATATCATATCTCCTTGGTTTAAGATATGGAAGACGTTAGTATCTTCCTATCTTTATGTCCGGTAGGACATCCAAGGTAGACTATCTGACTATCTCGGAGCAGGACTATCAAGAAGACAGAGGTAGGACAAAAAAAAAATACCCACATCCGATGTTCTGGATGTGGGTTGAGTTGACCGGAGTAAAGCGCGTGTTTTGCTCCTCTATCCCGGCCAAGTTCTATAATTAATCCTCTTGTTCTTGGTTAAGTCGCTCAGTTATAGAAGCGACAGTATCACTTTCCCTAAGAGGGAAAAGTGCATTACCCCACGGGTCTTCAACCCACCCATGGGGATTTACCTTTAAGCCTTCTGGAAGACCTGACCAATCAGCCAGGTCAAACCATTCCTGTTGCTTGCGGGAAGCAAGGTCGGAACTCCCGCAAGCAACACATACTGTGGGGGCGAAGAAACCGTCACCCTCTACGCGGGTCAGTTCTTCTGATCCGCAGGTATTACAGAACCTAATGGTTCTCATATTGAACTCCTTTTATTTCTGTGGGCAAAATGCCCAATATCTTTGAACTACCACTATCATGTCCGGTAGGACATACACACCAGACTATCTTACTATCTCGAAGAGATTATCAAGAAGATAGATGTAGGACAAAAAAATACCCACATCCGATGTTCTGGATGTGGGTTGAGTCAACACAGGAGTACAGCACATAGAACGTGTTCCTCTCTCCCTGGCTGGCTCTATCACGCTATACCCAAAGTGAAGTTAAATACTTCACTTTGGAGTTGTGTAGGTACGTCGGTGACGTACCCGCTAACGATATTTTGGTATTCTCGAGGCCAAAATCCTCAAGAATGGATGATATCAAGTCTTCTGTTTTTCTACAGAAGACTTGGTACTCCTTGCGGAGTATCTCTTCTTGATCTGTGGAACCGTGCCATGCGGCACGGTACAGACGCAGGTTTTCCTCTAACAGTGGCTTGATATAGGCTTTGGCTAGTTCACGGTCGGTTTTATTCAGCATATTGAACTCCTTTTATTTCTGTGGGCAAAATGCCCAATATCTTTAAACTATCACTATCATGGCTGGTAAGCCATACAGCACTGAACCAATAGAAACAACATAATTGGCCCATAGCAAGAAAAAAGGGATCAACCATACAAGTGTATGGAAGATCCCTTGAATCACACTGTACGAGCAAGTGTGATGATAAAGCTGATGACACCTGCACATATGAGAGTACAGGTGATAATAGATACGAGGAGAGATTTCATATTAAGTCTCCTCTTATATCTAACAACTCACCGTGCAGCACCTCGTACAGAGGCGATACTTCAGTGTCCGTTGCACTACACTCCGGACACTGGATGTGGTACTCAGGCCAGATTTCACCACAGAGCTGACATTGAAAATGGACAGTATCAAACATAACAACCTCCTATAAATAGAAATGAGCCAGGTAAACACACTGGCTCAGGGAATGACTAGAATTCACAGTCTTCGCAGGACTCGTCATCTTGTATGCACCGAATGGTGCAAGCAGGATCATGACATAAGCCATACTCTGCAGGCTGACCGCAGATAATGCAGACAGTCTCTTTCTCAAGACTGTCGAGGTACTCGTCAGAATCCTCATAGCAATAGACTGCATCGATGTATGCAGAACATGCAGGATTTTCACAGTCAACTACACCACAAATAGAACATCTACGTGCGTAAGACATAACGACCTCCTTGAAAGAGTGAGTGAGCAAGAGTGCTCAAAATAGAACCAATACTTCTACTGTTATGTCTGGTAAGACATACTCCATTAAAGAGGTATGCATTAGATAGGTTTATAGAGGGATATTATATAGGTAGAATACCGACAAATTGTCAACGTTATTTAAAATGGCAGGAAAATGGTAGTTTATTGGTAGTGGAATGGTAGGAGATATTATGGAAAGGGTAGCAGTAGTGAAGATAAGGAAAAGTACCTTAACCTACTCTGATATGTACCAATGTACCAATTAACACTGTTCTGATCTATCTTCCCTCTACTTTTCTCCTATAGGATTAACTAGATGATAGCGTCGATGATCTACCTTCCCTCTACTTTTCCCCTATGTAAACTACCCCTCATCTGAATGAGAATGGTAGTGTTCACTACCAGTAGACAGGCTATCTCATGTGTGTTGTATGTAGTGAACTACGATGAGTAGAGTACATGAGGTGATACTCTTTCAGGTAGACTAGGCTATCTTAGATGTGTTTGTGTTGTGTTTGTGTAAAACGATAGTGGACCCCGATGCTCTGGGATCCACTGAGGATTACGGATTGAGACTTAACTCAAGTGTCCGGAATTTGGCTTCCAATTCAAGTACACGAGTCTTATGCTCGTACTGCGAGGCAGTCTCGATGTCTTCGCAATAGAGAGCCCCAGCATTGCTGAGGTGCTGTACTGCACTGACGTTGGTTGACACCACTTGGGTCAACTGAGGTGCAAGGTTAGCAAGGCTTATAACAGCACCGTATACGGATGCTAATGCTGCGAACAAGCCTGGCTTTACTGCTGATGCTACTACTGTGGTAGGTATAGACATGGTACGACCTCCTGATCAGGGTGATAGTGCGAGAGGATACTAAATGCATCCACCATTATGACCGGCAGGTCAAGAGTGTAGCGAAGCTACACGATAGGGGTGGTAGTATAGGTAGTGGGGGACACTACAAGAATACCAGAGGGGGGGTATGCTTGAGTTTCCGATGTGGTACATCATGCACTACGTGGGTACCTACTTTATATTTTTATCTAAAAAGTAAATTCCCTCTCTCAAAATTATTATTACTTTCCCTATCATTTCCCATCGCACAGGTCTTAATAAATAACATCTATTATCTCTCGTTCTTTGTTCATTATGTTTTGTAACTCGTGATCTGTCATGTAAACAATCTTCTTTCTCATTATAGTTTTCCTGTAGCTTTTCTTATCTAAGTCTACTTAATCTCTTCAAATCCCCATTCAATCATCTCGTACATCTGATTCTGGCAACACTCTTCGACATATACATCTTTCGCGTAGTCATCCATTCCCTCAAAGTCTATGTCGTCAATCTCAACAGTAGACTCTCGCTTTGAACCAACATATCCAGTATTCACCCATACATTTAATTTCATTGTAGTTTCCTCCCAAAAATTATATTAAAATTTACTTATTGTTTAGTAGCCAACCAGCATATGTCCACCGTTACCATCTCCGGTGATCCGTACTCTCGGGACAAAGGTAATAGCTTCAGCTATACAACGAGTATCCTTATAAGCATTTCTGCTACGTATACGCATCAAACAACCTGAACCAACAATCTCTAATGCCATGGTATACGTGTCATCATCCTGTTCTTTTTTGGTTACATAAATCCACTCATGCATTAATTATACTCCTCCGCTTGTATGTCATTGCTTAGCAGTTCTTGGTAACAGTTACCGCAGATAGATACATTTTCATCTTCACTCTCTGCTTGAGAATGTCCATAGAGTCTTTGATACTCTTTCTCAATAACCTCCGGAGAGGTAATGGATTTAATGAGCTTGCCACAGGCAGCGCAAAGAAATAGTTTATTATCCATAGGAATCACCCGTTCCAATAGTTTTGAAAGGTGAATAACCCTTCTCCCCGATTCCATAGGGATAATGTGAAATATGCTACATGCAGCTCTAAGCAGAATCCATTCCATTTAGGTGCCATCAGAGTGAATCCTAATGCGAAGCTAGGCGCTAATTTGAGAGTTATTTTATGCGATATCATAGGGATTATCCTTCTTGGTTTATTTTATTGGTTCAAATGTAACAACCGACTCCGAGAGTATCCTCCCGGCGATACCTGTTGATTCAGGTCGATGGTGCGCATATGCAGCTTTCCTGATTTGGAAATAACTTCACAGAGGCGATCCGGTTATTCTTATTGGTTTAATTGAAAAACAATCCCCGTCCGTTGATTGGCTTGCCGGGGGTACAAGACGTACTGGCGGAGTCCTAGATATGTCTACTGAGGAGGTATTTACCAGTGGTGTTGTTAGTTCGGATCAACGGTACCTGTGTTTCTTTTCTTGGTTTAGACACCAAGATATTCCATCAATTCATCAACAACAATAGCTCTCTCTTTCGAGGAGAGTTTCTGCCCACAAGTAAGAATCTTCTTGATTAGGAGGGTTGTTGTCACTGCTTCTCTTGCTCGCTCAATACTTTCAATAAGAGCGTCTGTATCATTTGCTTCAAGTATAGCTTCTGTAACCACGTGCATTAACGATCCTTTATTTATTGGTTTAATTTGAAAGATTATTAACGTATAATAGTTTATTATATACACCTGATACTTTAATAGTTAAACCAAAAAATAAATAAGGATGTATTATTTTATGATCACTGAAGCAGAATTTAAGGATGCTTTACCTGCGCAGATACGTAAATCAGTTAACCCTGAGTTGATCGATATGATCAACACGTCACTGGCGGATAGAGAAGCCATGGAGATATACAAAGAAAATCTCATTAGCTTTACCAGTGTGCTTAAGCAGGGAAAGTTTAAACTGACTAATTATATTAATGCCGTGCGGTATGTTGGTTTTAAGATTACCGGGTCTACTAATATTGATGCTTACATAAAAACTTTTCCAGATAAGTACCAACGGTTTCTTCGTGAAGGGATAGAAGAAAAGGATATAGCCAGTTATGTTTCTGCATATAATAAGAGTAAGCTGGTCATGCTCATATTTGAACAGGCACTGATTCCGATACATATACTTAATGCCCCAATGTTTCAGAAGGCAATCAATGTCCAAGCGGAATTGATGATGAGTGCTAAATCGGAGATGGTCAGGTTCTCTGCAGCCAATAGTTTGATGACCCATCTGAAGCCGCCAGAAACCAAGAAGATTGAACTTGATCTTGGTTTAAAAGAGAATGGCAGCATTCAGGCATTACACGAATCAACCATGGCTCTGGTGGAGCAGCAGAAGAAGTTGCTTGCTGCTGGAGCTACCGCACTGGATATCGCCCAGAGTACCCTGTTAATTGAAGGCTCCCTGGAGGAAGTCCATGACTGAGGGGGAGACAAAGGTAATCGCTGTTGAGGATTACCTGAACAGAGTGTCCTACGCGGTCGATCCGAATTATGTTCCGAGTGACTTCGCTCTTGAGTTTATCAACTTCATCAAGCTGGTGAACGGAGTGAAGGGCGAGGAGCATGCTTCTCCCGTAGTGCATTTTCAGATGCTTGATCAGATAGTCGGACCAATGGCGAATATAGCCAATATGTGCGCCCGTGGGACTGCTAAGACCTCCGTCATGGGGGAATACTTGTTTCTCTACCTGGCTGTGTACGGCAAGCTCCCTAACTTCGGAAGAGTCAACTACGCCCTGTATGTCTCGGATAGCATCGAGAATGGGGTGAAGAAGATGCGTCTGAGATTGGAGCGTAGGAGAGAGAACAGTGAGTTTCTCATGCATTATGTGCCTAACGTACGCTTTACCGACATCAGATGGTACTTCAAGAACAGGGATGGCAATGAGTTCGTCGTTTCAAGCCACGGCGCAAAAGCACTAGCATTGGACAGTACGCTTTACACTGACACGGGTACAACGACTATAGGTGAATGCTGTGTAGGCGATCTTGTATACGGACCTGACGGAAAGAGTACGCGCATACTGGCAAAGAGTGAAATCTTCAATAAGCCAATGTACGTCATAAGACTATCCGATGGGCGAGAGATCAAAGTGAGTGAGGATCATTTAAATTCTGTTCAAAAATATGGGATACCTCGTGTGCTAACCACGTTGGAGATACTAGACTCACCTATATATCACACAGCACCTAACGGTACTAAAAGATTTACATATCAGATAGTAAACACAGAACCTGTAGAATTCAGTGAGAAACACTTTCCCATAGACCCGTACACTCTAGGTCTATTGTTAGGTGATGGTTCTATGAAAAGTGATGGGTCAAACATACTGCATGCCCATAGGGAAGACATGATGCACTACCTGCACAACATCCCCTACCTTAAAGGCAAGCAGTATTTGGATTTACGTAACGATAATGTTCTATCAATCGGCTTATTAAATATTTACTCTGAGATGGAGGAGATTGGTTTAAGGGGCTGTTCCATGGCTACTAAACACATCCCCGAGGTGTATTTTACTGGATCAGCAGATCAACGTTTGTCCGTTCTACAAGGTCTACTTGATACTGACGGTACTATTAGCGGAGAGGGTAAAGTATCCTTTTGTTCTACATCTCCTCAGTTAATAGCTGACATTATTCGTTTGGTTCGATCTCTGGGTGGTACGGCTAAACGGTGGAAGGCTACTCAAGTTGAAAAGCAACATTCTGTATCATGGAAGGTAGGTATCTGGTTAAACGCTCGATTGTTCAGGTTGCCTAGAAAACAACTCAGACAGCATGGTTTTAAGAGCTGCAACGTTTCCATTATAAATGTCTGTCGTATTGCGGATGAACCAAGTCAGTGTATTGCTGTAGACAATCAGAGCAAAGAGTTCTTGACGAATGACTATACTCGCACTCACAACACTGGGGTTAGGGGTACTGTCGAGCTGAATACCCGTCCACAGCTCGCCATACTAGACGATCTCCTGTCCGATGAGGATGCCAGGTCAGCAACTGTTATTGGTTCTATTGAAGATACTGTCTATAAGGCTATTGATTATGCACTTCATCCTACCCATCAGAAGATCATCTGGTCAGGTACCCCATTCAATGCCAGAGATCCTTTGTATAAGGCAGTTGAGTCAGGAGCCTGGGCAGTCAATGTCTTTCCTATTTGTGAGAAGTTTCCTTGTACTAAAGAAGAATTCAGTAGTATTTGGCCGGATCGATTTCCTTATGAATACGTCAAGGGTAAGTATGATAAGGCTATGAAAATGGGTAAGATCAACACATTTAATCAGGAACTTATGCTACGCATTATATCCGAGGAAGAAAGACTGATCCTAGATGATGAGATTGGTTGGTACAAACGCAACCATGTATTGATGAATAAAGGAAGATTCAATTTCTATATTACCACGGACTTTGCCGTGGAGGAGAAACAACATAATGATTTCTCCGTGATTTCGGTATGGGCCTTAAATAATAAAGGATATTGGTTCTGGGTTGATGGTATCTGCAAGCGACAGCTCATGAATAAAAATATTGATGATCTATTTCGTTTAGCACAGATGTATAAGCCACAGCAGGTAGGTGTCGAGGTCAGCGGCCAGCAGACAGGATTTATCTCCTGGATCGAGGAGCAGATGCTGGTACGTAATATCTATTTCACTCTTGCCTCCGAGGGCAATAAAGGCAAAGCAGGTATTAGGCCGAATACTAATAAAATGGTCCGGTTCAATATTGTCTTGCCTTACTTCAAGACGCATCAGATTTTCTTTCCTGTTGAGATGAAACAGAACGCTATCATGATTGAGTTGATTAATGAGTTGAGTCTTGCTACCCATATGGGTTTCAAAAGCAAGAAAGACGATTTTATTGACACTATTTCCATGCTAGGAAGTCTTACTACCTGGAAGCCAAGCGAGGAGTTCAATGTTTCTATTAATTCAGACAGCATCTGGGAAATGGAAGCAGAGGAAGAAACTGTTTCTGGATTAGGATCATACATTGTATAATTCTTTAATTTAGTTTAAATTCATTAATAGATTGTTAATCTTAGATTAATTAAGGAGCTATATGATTACTCTCCAAGAAATATTCAACCATCTCACATATGGTGAGTTGGCTCAGGTAGCTATCGGTGGAGGGGCTAATGGCTTCATAGCTGATCAAGATTACCCTAAGGCAATTAGCTTTGTTAATCGTGCTCTTACTGCATTGCATCAAAAATTTTTACTTGCTAAGGAAAAACTCCTTTTACAGCAATATGTTGGAACCAATATATATTATCTTCGTTCTGACTATGCCGTGTCTAATGCTGATTCCCTACTCATACCTAAGTATATCGTAGATAGCGTAGCTATTCCTTTTGAAGATAACCTCTTTAAGGTAGAGCAAGTATTTAGCGCCGAGGGTACGGAGTACCCCTTGAATGATGCTTCTGCTGAAGTACCTATTTTTACTACCAAGTTTGATGTATTGGAAATGGTTCCAGTTATTCCTGAGTTGCTTACGGTAGCCTACCGCAGCGGGCATAAAAAGATTGTTTATACTCTTGGTTTTGATCCTGCATCTGTTCAGTTGCATATCCCTAATTTTATTCTAGAAGCCCTATTGTTGCACATTGCAGCTAGGGTGTTTGCACCTATTGGTAACGGTGAAGGCGAAACCAATCTCCATCGTATCTTTGCAGCTAACTATGAGTTGGAATGTCAGAAACTTGAACAGCAAAATCTTGATTTAGAGAGTGATACCCGTTCCCTTAATTCTGCTTTTAGTCGTGGAGGCTGGATTTAATGGCTACATCTCTTTTTCCTTTTGGTGATATTGAACGAGATCTGCGCATAGCACAATGGGATTTAGCCTATTCATGGGGCGACCCCGATGGTCAGTATAGCCTTCTTGGTCATACACACTACGAATACAGTCTAGTTACTCATACACACACGGGAGTGAACAGTATTGTCACACATCTTCATGATGGGTTATACAGTCCGCTCTACCATACACACAGTGGTGTTTATGTTGAAGTAGGTGATATCGATCCATTTGATACCTCTTCTATCGATATAAATATGCTGTGGGGTATGCTTGGAGCCATACAATTTAGCCAACTCTCTTTGGATTTACAAAGTACAATTAGTTACAATTCTACTGGTTTAGTCGATGCCAAGAAAGCGCTTGAAGATGCTATTTTGCTATTCAATGCTGGTATGCTTGATATGGACGCGTATGCTTCAAGTATAGAGCTAACAGATGAACAAATACTACTTATGGCTTCGCGTTTAAATATAGCAGAAGGTTCTATTGATACGTCTAGAATAAGTGTTGAAGCAGCTCTTATACGATTAGAGGCTGCGGAAGGTTTTATTAATTCACAGGAAGTCCGTCTAGTAACTCAGATGGACATCACATCCAACAGTTGGACAGTTAAAACACAAGATAACGGTGACGGTTCTTCTTATGTAGCTGGTGTTGGTTTAATGGTTTATCCGGATTGGGTGCCTGGTATTGTTCAAGTACCTGGAGAGTTTGTCTGGTACAACGGTGAAGCCTACAATCCAAAGATAAGCCATACCAGCAGTATTGCTAATGCTCCTCCGAATACTACCTACTGGGAGCATAAACCCTACGGCTCTAAATCCGCGTTCGGTGTACTGGCAGATAGTTTTTTTGTCCAGTCTGCCTCTGGTAGCAAATCCATTCCATTCGTAATAAAAGATGGTGTTGTCTATATTAACGGCACACTTCTTGTTGGTGGTGCAGGTGCGACACCTGCAGTAACCCTGGATACTCTTGTGAATAATGCTGCACATGCCATAGCGTCTGTCGAGGCTATGGAAGCAGACAGCGTGTTTTCAGTAGCCGAAAAAGTTACATGGCGTGTGCAATGGCAAGCCATGGACGGAGAGTACAACACCCTGCGAGCCAATGCTGCGTCCTTGGGAGTGTCTGTTGCATTGCTCGATTCCGCTCGGAATAGTGTGTATAATTTTCTGAATATTACTCACGGTATTTTTAATACACCTCTAATGGAAACCTCGTTATCCCCAGGAGATCTTAAAAGCAAGGTAGAGACTTTTTACAAAACTATCTCCAGTGTAACAAACAATATTACTCAAGCAAGGGCGGATATAGCACAAGCAGCGGCTACCGCATTTGCCGCAGCGCAAGTTGCAGCGGAATCTACCCGAGCTGACGCATATGCAGATAATATTGTCACTGCCGTGGAAGCCGCAGCAATAGCTGCGGCAAATGCATACGCTTATTCAAAATATGTAGAATCACTAGCATACGCTGATGGTGTAGCTACTGCTGCGGAAACAGATGCTATTAATGCTGCGAAGACATATGCCGATGCACAAAAATCACTTGCTGTAATAACGGCTGCAGCCTATGCAGACGGTATAGTTGATACTGAAGAGGCTCGGGCTATTGCTGATGCTACCGCAAAAGCTAATGCAGCAAAAGCTGCGGCCAACGCTTATACCGAAGGATGGGCTGATTACGGAGCGGACAAGACGCAAACCGAACTAGATAATGGTGCGAGCATATATTATGCCACGGTCAATGGAACAACACTTATAAGCGGCGGCTATATTCGAACAAGTTTACTGCAAACAGGAAGTATTCTTATCGATAAACTGGGTGCTATGACTGGGCGGCTACACTTTACCGATGCAGGTGAAATATCCTTCTACAATAGTAGTCAGTATATTTATGGGAACAGCTCTGGAATTACCGTCCTTGCTGGTGTGTCACAACAATTAGGTGTGTGGACAAACAGAATATATATGTCCTCCAAGGCATCTTCTAGTGCTACCATTGATCTTGTAGCGAATGGTAGTGCAACAATAGGATCTTTACTATCAAGCACTTATGTAGGAGCTATTCAGAATGTCGTACTTGACTCAGGTACAAGTACTTATGGTACTTACATAAAACGTAACGGTACAACTGCTTTTGTATTTGGTTCTGCTGGCCTTTATCCCTACAGCACGAGTTATAATTTAGGCGGTACAAGTAATAACTGGGGCAGTGTGTATGCAGATAAATTTTATGATAGCGGTGTCCAGTTACTTGATACCTATGACGATCTTGCATTACTTGCTGAATTCAAACCAAGAACAAAGAAAGTTAAAGATTCTAAAGGCGCGGAAAGTCTTGCGATTATTACAGGAGGTAAAAGTAATGCCCAGTATCTGGATCTCCACTCATTACCGGACTGGATGATAAATAAGGATGCTGTCCGTGTTAAATTAAAAGCGGATAGTGGCGAACTGTTAACGGATGCGGACATCGAAGAATATCTTTTAGATTATGATGAAGCAGGATGGATGCTTAGTAGAGATGTGTCCGCATTTAACGATCTAACCAACGGCGCAGTTAGACAATTAGACATCGAAATGAAAGAACTTGTTGAACTTATGGCTGCAAGGATAACTCACTTAGAAAATAAAGTTAAAATACTCACTCAAGGAAAAGAAATATGAACCAAGAAAAACAACATGTATCCCCTGAATTACTCTTACAAAAAATAGGTGAATTGGTTGTCGTCCGGGATGTAGAAGCAGCTCAATACCAGCAAAAGATCAAACAACTTGAAGCAACTATTAAAGAACTTACCGAGAAGCGTGACTAAACCGACGAATACTGACCCAGTGGATGATATTCATTACCGTATGGATAGCGGACCCAATTATAGACCGATTAAGTATCTGGTACGTTACACTGTAACTCTGACTGTATTACGTAAATGGATCAAGAAATTAGTAAGGAGATAGTATGTGGAAGATTTTGCTGAAAATACTGCCAGCACTGCATGCCGGACAGGAGCTGAAAAATGTTACCGGTTGGAAGAATATTCAAGCTACCGGTAATGCCTTGGCAGTTATCTTAGGTTTATTGGTTTCATTGGTTCAGCTTATGTGGCCGGATGTGTATTTCACCACGGATCAGCTTGTTGCTGTAGCTGGCTGGATAGCTACCGGACTTGCCGGTGTAAACGGCTACCTGACGGTAGCCACGACAAAGAAAATAGGGATGAAAGACAATGGATAAGTTTAAATTTATTATGTCAGGTGTGTGGTCGTTCCTTCAACCTTTCATCAAAGTATTGATGGCTCAGGGAGGTACTCTACTCATCCACGCCAGTATGCAGGCAGTTCAGGCAGTAGCAACAGACATGCAGGGTCAACCGGGAGCAGCTAAAAGGGATGCTGCTCTGGGCATCATCACTCAGAGATTGGCTAATGAGGGTATTCAGATGACTGCTTCTGTGATCAATCTTGCTCTGGAAGCTGCTGTCGTGAAGCTCAAGGCTAAGTAAATGTGCTGCTCGCTTATACCTAAAAACAGTGTCAGTGCCGAAGTGCAGGACTGCTGTTGTCTGCACGATGAATTATATGCGGATTTAAGTGTTTCACGTAAAGCAGCCGACGAGATATTCTATACGTGTTTATTACGACATACCTCTAAAGAGGTAGCTAAAAGTATGTATGTTTTGGTTCGTTCTTTTGGCTGGATATGGCGAATAAAGACATATTTACAGCAGTGGTACTGAGGAGCAAGTCTTGCTTAATAGCACTTTAATTTGTAAACTAAGAGTAGTTTATTTTATTGGTTTAGTATTAATTTCTATTAGGTGAATGTTATGGATTACACGGTGTATGCACAGTGTACAAAAACAGCAGGATGCAATGGATGATAACTATGGGCGACGGATAACGGATACTACACCCGCAGGAGCTTGCCCTCATAATTGTCCTGTTTGTCTTAAGATGCAGCTTCAAGTGAAATGGATTCTCACTGGAGCTATACTTGCCATAAGTACCATTGGTACTTTAGCGAGTATTACTATTGTTAATCGAGGTGATATTAATAATTTAAATATTATTGCTGCTACCTCAAAAATGCAAAATGAGTACTTAGTGCAAAGTGTCAATGATGTGAAGAGGGCAATGGGATTGGAAGTGAGAATGCCCTCTAAATTAGAAGCGCTAAAGTAGAAACAAGCCCCTTCCGTAATGGTTGGGGCTTGTTGGTTTAAATCTGTATTTTTCGATATGGATGTATGCGGATATCCACATGAAGGAAAGTAGGGTACAATATAAATCCACATTTTCCCTCATATGTAATACAAGCATATTCATACGCCGCTTTTGGTAGAGTTTCTTCTAGATCAAGAAACTTACAATCAGCGGCCATACTTAGCATATGATACGAACGTGGTGCACCGCCTACACGGGTATTATGCACCCTGCACCTATTCCCACTCACAATCTGTATTCTTCCAAAATGATCACGAAGATCCTGTAATATAGGTATAATTCCAGGATGCATGGTAATCATGCCACAGCCACACTTACAGGCAAATTCCTTTTTACTAAAATTTGCCGAGAGATCACCCATAATTTACTACCTCCTCTTCAACAAAGCGATCATACGTCTTCTGTAAAGTTTGAAACTCGTCCTGTTTTATAAACGAAGAAGGTGCTGCAGTTTTATGTGGTTCCTCCTCGTTATAGAAATCTCCGGCAATACCAATATATCCTGCCGCATCAACCAGGTTATCTTTCTTGCCTTGTCCAGCTTCACGGACAATTTTAAAGAGAGTCATCATCAAGGCAACATCCTTTGCAGTGATACTACTGTTATTCCCAGGATATTTAGCGTTGATATAACTGTTCCACATCTCGCCAATAGTATGGAAAGAATCTTCTGGGTTACCGTAGGTGTCTTGCCTGTAACCGTTGATAATAGTTTTTGCTTCATCGAGCACATTTCCGCGTTGCATAGGGTATTTCCTCTTGGTTTAAGCAGCTCGTTTAAGCTGCGTATTATAACGTTCAAACGCTAATACTATTTCCTTACAGGCCGGGGAACGGACAATCTCATCTGGTCTATCAAAATGAATATGTTTAACCGCTGACTGCATTTGTGGGTCATTTAGGAGTATCGCCAGAAGCTGGCATAATCCTGGATTATGTACGTCAGTTTGATCCATATCTCCACAGAGTACAACAGTGGAGGATTTCCCTATTCGTGTAAGTATGGAACGTAATTCTTTCAGGGTAAGATCTTCTGCTTCATCAATAATGATAAAACTTCTCTTCCAACTAAGACCCTTGATAGTTTCTAAAGGACAGAAGACCATCTGATCTACCTCGTCTTTCATCATATATTCTAGTTGTGCTGGAGAGAGTTCTTCCCGAAGTGCTCCGAGTACTGGTGCTAACCAGGAGAGCATCTTCTCATTCTTGGTTCCCTTGAAAAAACCAATAGAAGCTGAAGTAGATACGGAAGGTCTACTGAGAACGATATTATTAATAGCGTTCTTATTGAACATTTGTGCCGATATTCTTGCAGGTATATAGGTTTTTCCAGTGCCTGGATAGCCGGTAGCAATAACTATGGGGTAGTCATAGATAGCCTGTATGTACTCTCTCTGGGTGGGATTCTTTGGTATTAGTGGTGCAGGAGGATTGAAGTTACGCTCTTGTTTAGTAGCGCGCGTTTCTCGAACAAAGGATTTCCTCTTCGGCATGTGCACATCCTTAAATAGAATTAATCTGAAGTTAACGATCCAATAATAACCGCAGAATTAAATTACCACTCCAATTTAATAAGTGCCAGAAGATTAATCTTTTTTGGTTTAATCTTAAATTATTTATATAGCTATGTTGCTATTTGTATTCTAACATATTAAACTCACACTAATTGATTATTTATCTGCAATTAATGTGAACTTTACGTGAAGAGACAATGGCTGAATACGACGATCTGAATACAGAAGATACTGACATTGATACAGGTTGGGAAAATCCGCCAAAATTGTCTGAGTTGAAACAGAATCTCACTGATGCTCAAGTAGAACATGCAACGCAGATATCCAAAGTAAAGACCTGGCTGGATCATTTATATATTCGTGGTGCGGTTAAGATGGCACCGTCTACAACGAGATCAACTGTTCAACCAAAAACTATACGAAAACAGGCAGAGTGGAAATACCCCTCATTATCGGAACCTTTTCTCAGTGCGGAGAACTTATTCAAGGTATCACCGCAAACCAGAGATGATCGGGAGAGGGCCTATCAGAATGGTTTGATCCTGAATAATCAATTCAATACTCAGATTGATAAAGTTCGTTTTATTGATGACTACGTTCGATCTGCTGTTGATGAAGGTACGGTTATTGTCAGAGTAGGCTGGCAGACGGAAGAAGAAGAAGTTGAGGAAGAAATACCAACCTATGAATTTATTCCGGATATGTCCGGAACTGCCCTACAGCAATACACCGCGCTCATTGCTCTGAAACAAAGCAATCCTGCTGAATATGAAAAATATAGTAATCCTGGTATTGAGAAGGCTTTAGAGATTCTTTTTACACAAGGTCAGGTGGTTATTCCACAACAGACAGGTACTACTGTTGAAACCAAGACTGTTGAGACAGTCAATAAACCTACGCTGGATGTTTGTGATTTAGAGAACATCGTTCTTGATCCTACCTGTCAGGGTAATCTTGAGAAAGCCAATTTCATTATCTTCTCTTTTGAAACTTCCAAAGCGGAATTAATTAAAGCGGGGAGATATTTCAATATTGAGAAGATAGTTCAAGGAAGTGAGTCTCCTTTAGCACATCCGGATTACAAGGAAGGTGAGGATAATACTTCCTTTGAATTCAAGGATGATGCAAGAGTCAAATTTGTTGCTCGGGAATATTGGGGATTCTGGGATATTCATAAGACAGGTCGAACAGTACCCATTGTTGCTACTTGGGTTGGTTCAACATTGATCCGTATGGAAGAGAGCCCATTTCCTGATAAAAAACTACCCTTTGTAGCTGCACAATTACTACCTGTTCGCAGGTCATCTTATGGAGAACCCGACTGTGAATTACTTATTGATAATCAAAAGATTATTGGTGCGGTAACCAGAGGAATGATTGATCTCATGGGTAAAGCCGCTGCTGGTCAAACTGGTATGCGGAAGGACTTTCTTGATATTGGTAATGCACGAAAATACAAGAATGGCCTGGACTACGAGTTCAACGGTAATGTTGACCCGCGTTTAGGAGTGTTTCAACATAACTATCCGGAGATCCCTCAGTCCGCCTATAACATGATCTCCATGCAGAATAACGAGGCAGAGTCCTTTTCCGGGGTAAAGGCATTTAGTAGTGGTATCAATAGTGCCGCTCTTGGTGACGTGGCTACTGGTATCAAAGGTGTCCTCGATGCAGCAGCCAAGCGTGAGCTAACTATCCTCAGAAGATTGGCTGCGGGAATCATTGCTATTGGTCGAAAGATTATCAGCCTCAATGCGGTCTTTCTCTCTGATGAAGAGATAGTCCGTATCTCCGAGGAAGAATACACTTCTGTTCGTCGTGATGATTTAGCAGGTAACTTTGATCTCAAGCTAACTATTACCACTGCGGAAGAAGATGATATGAAAGCCAAGGAATTGGCGTTCATGCTGCAGACCATGGGTAATAACATGGACCCGGAATTATCTCGGATGATTCTCTCTGATATTGCTGTCCTGCGGAAGATGCCTGATCTAGCCAAGTCCATTCGTGAATATGAGCCTAAACCAGATCCCATGCTGCAGAAGAAGCAGGAATTGGAACTGGCTTTACTCGAAGCTCAGGCACAGAAGGAAGCCTCCATTGCTCAGGACAATGCTGCCAGTGCCGGTCTTACGCAGATTGAAGCCATGCTCAAGCAGGCAGAAATTGCTCTTACTCAAGCCAAGACCGCTACTGAACAAGCCAAGGCAAGACACCTGATGAGTGGTAGCGATCTGCAGGATCTTGATTATGTCGAGCAAGAAGCAGGAGTTAAACAAGAACGTGATCTGCAGAAGATGCGGGAACAGTCCAAGGCTCAAGCTCAAACCAAAATTATAGAAGCTGCGTTGAAAGAGCAAACACAGCCAGCTAAAGCATAAACTCTAACTATCTCTCTATCTCACATTGAGAGGACACAAGGAACTACATGAGCATAACACCAGCAGAACAGATTGAATACATTGATATCTCTATTGAACACGCTAAGGAACAAATTGCTCTCTTGGAGAGTATAGAGCGTCTGTATAAAAATAGAGATTTTAAGAAAGTTATTATTGAGCACTACATGAAGGATGAAGTGGTACGCATTGTACATGCTTTAGCTTCTCCGGCAAATAAGCATCCGGATGTTCAGGCAGGACTGCAGCGACGTATTGCCGCAGTAGGCGAATTCTCACAATTTCTCATGGCAATACAGCGCCTAGCAGAAGAGGCACAAAAGGCTATTCTGGATAATGAACAAGCTAGAGAAGCAATTCTTGCCGAGGAAGCATAGATCATGAGCGATACTTTGGATAAAGAAGAAGAAGAGATTCCTGAAGAGAGTGTTCTTGGTTTATCTGATGATGATTTTCTCGCTATGCCTACACCTGTAGTTGCCGATGAAACTTCTACTGACGTGACCATTAATGACACTGACCCTGTTATTGTTAAGTCCGATGATAGTGACGACAGTGATCCTGCTGATAATTCGGAGGTTTCCGACACGACAACAGTTGATCCTGACATTGAAGTCCCCAAAATTGCTAAACCAACAGGGGATAAAGTTGACCCTGTCGGAGAAGATACTAAGACAGATTCAACAATTAATTATAAAGCTGAATATGACAAATTGACTGCACCATTCAAAGCCAATGGCATGATGATGCAGGTCAATAACAGTGAAGAGATTATTACTCTGATGCAAAAGGGTGCTGGGTATGAAAAGAAGATGGCTAGTCTTAAACCAGCATTAAAAATAGTCAAGACACTGGAAAAACACGGTTTACTTAATGAAACCAAGATCAATTTCCTTATTGATCTGAATAATAAGAATCCTGATGCAATCACGAAGATGGTCAAGGACAGTGGTATTGATCCCATGGCTATCGATACGGATGCAGAGAATAACTATACACCTCAAGCGGCACAGGTTAGTGAAACAGAGATGATACTGGATGAGGTACTGGAGTCAATCCAGGATACCCCTTCCTATAGTAAAACTCTCTCTGTTATTTCTGAAACCTGGGATGACGCCAGTCGTAACGCTATCGCTACTAATCCTCACATTATTTCAATAATCAATGAGCAGATAGGTAACGGTGTATTCGACAAGGTATATAGCGAAGTAATTAGAGCGCGTAGCTTTGGTAAGCTGAAAGGCGTGTCTGATATTGAAGCCTATAAAACCGTGGGAGATTACCTCCATGCACAAGGGCAACTCAATCCAGTGGCACCTGCTACAGTCAATGCCAATCACGGGCAGGAGAAAGTAGATGAACAACGGAAAAACCAAAAGAAAGCAGCGGCAATTACCTCGGGTAAACCGGCTTCTTCCACGGCAGTTCCAAAAATTAGTCCACTGGGCATGTCTGATGACGAGTTCAGTAAGATGTCTGTTTCAAACTTTACAAAATATAAATAACTACCTCATTGAATTTATAAGGAGATTTACCCATGTCCCAGATTTATAATGATCCCGTCAATGGTGCGCCTTCGACGATTGGATCACAGATTCGTACCGATTTCTATCGAAAGACCGCACTTATTGAGCAGAAAAAAGTCCAGTTTTTCTCTCAGCTTGCTGACGTTACCAATATGCCCAAGCACTTTGGTAAGAAAATCAAACTCTATCATTACATGCCTATGCTCGATGAGCGTAACATCAATGATCAGGGTATTGATGCAGCCGGTATAACTATTCTTAGCACGCAATATTTTGCCCAATTTCCTACAGAAATTTCCAGTGGTTTACTTGTACCCGCAGTCCTTAAGGTAACCAACATTACAAAAGTAGCTGCCACCGCTGCTATCAATGACAACATTGATGATGCCGGTGCTGCACGAATTGTTGCTGTTGCTGGAGCTGACGACAGTGGTGGTACGGGTTATGCAACTATCACTATGTCTCAGAGTAATGTGAAGTATGCCACTATTGCTAAAGCTACTGTTGTTGTTGATCTAAACCTTGGTGTTACTCTGCAACAGGGTTCAGGTAATCTTTATGGTTCTTCCAAAGATATTGGTACCATTACCTCTAAACTTCCCGCACTCTCCGAGACTGGTGGACGGGTTAACCGGGTTGGTTTTAAACGTTTAGACCTGGAAGGTACCTTTGAGAAGTTTGGTTTCTTTGAAGAGTACACCGAAGACAGTCTCAACTTTGACACCGATGAAGAGCTGGAAATGCATATTCATCGTGAGATGCTCAATGGTGCCGCCGAGATGACGGAAGATGCTCTGCAGATTGATCTGCTCAACTCTGCTGGTACGGTACGTTATGCCGGTGCTGCTACCAATAATGCCACTATCTCTGGTGTTGCTGCTGATCTTACTCTGGTGGATTACGCTGATATTAAACGTTTGTCCTTGGAGTTGGATAACAACCGTACACCGAAGCAAACTAAAGTTATTACCGGTACTCGCTTGATTGATACCAAAACCATTCCTGCTGCACGGGTTATGTATATTGGTTCTGAACTGCAATCTGTATGCGAGAAGATGAAGGATTATTTCGATGAACCCGCCTTCACTGCGGTGCAACATTATTCTTCCGGCGGTACAACGCTGAACGGTGAGATTGGTACTATTGGACCCTTCCGTATCTGTGTCGTTCCTGAGATGCTTCACTGGGCAGGTGTTGGTGCTGCCGAGGGAGTCAATGCTGGCTATAGCGCAACAAACGGTCGATATGATGTTTTCCCCATGCTGACTGTTGGTGAGGGTTCTTTTACTACCATTGGTTTTCAGACAGACGGTAAAACTGTAAAATTCCGCATCTTCCATAAAAAACCAGGTGAAGCTGTTGCCGACAAAACCAATCCTTTTGGTGAAGAAGGATTTATGTCGATCAAATGGTTTTATGGTTTTATGGCTTTACGTCCTGAACGTATTGGTCTGATCAAGACTGTCGCCGAGCAGTAAAAGCACGTTTTATAATCTCGTCCTCCCTGGCAACAGGGAGGACTCTTTCATATATATATTAAAAGGAACTACCAATGCCTGAAACCAATACTCTTGAAGTAGAGAATGAAGAGCTACTTCTCTTGAAAGAACAAGCTGATATAATGGGACTGGAATACCATCCGAGTATTGGTGTTACCAAACTCAGAGAAAGACTTTTGACTGCCATGGCTGAAGCGAAAGCTATAAAAGAAGCTGCTGATACTGCGGTACAACCTAATCCAATAAAAGAAACTACTCAGGAAGTAGCCAATAGAAAACGCCAGGAAGCACTGAAATTAGTACGAGTAGTAGTCAATTGTATGAACCCTAATAAGCAACTCTGGGAAGGTGAAATATTTACCATATCCAATAGAGTTATAGGCACTGCTAAGAAATTCGTACCTTTCAATCAAGAAGCAGGTTATCACATCCCACATGTCATTTACGAGTATTTATTGGATCGGCAGTGTCAGGTATTTTACACTGTCACTGACCCGAAAACAGGTAGTAAGACTCGTAGAGGGAAGCTGATTAAGGAGTTCAATGTAGTGGTTCTTCCCTCACTCACACAGAAAGAATTGCACGAATTAGCTGCGTTGCAGGCAGCTACTCGCAGTATTGACTAATATTCTGATTAGGAATTGACCATGCTAGCAGATATAGATGTAACTAAACTAACTACAACAACAGTTGACGGTACAGGTGTATTCGACAATCTTATGACTGCCGCCAAAGCGCATCTGGAGCAGGAATTCACTCTTGGTCGAATTACCGGTAAAGAGTACGCTACAGTATATTTGGGGGCAATGACTGCAGTAATGCAGGCTTCGGTTCAATTCCTAGTCAGTGCTCCTCGTGAAGAGCAGATTGAGGCAAATATTGCCAAGACAGTCGCTGAAACAAATGCCATTGCAGCACAAGTACTAAATACAGAAGCATCAACGCGTAAGATAGACGCTGAGACTAATGCTGTTGCTACGCAAGTATTAAATACTGAAGCGGATACTTTAAAGATAAAAGCTGAAACTAGTGCTGTTGCAGCACAGGTACTAAATACTGAAGCGAGTACCCTAAAGGTAACTGCTGAGACTAGTGCTATTACAGCACAGGTATTAAATACTGAGGCGAATACTTTAAAGATAACTGCTGAGACTAATGCTATTACAGCACAGGTATTAAATACTGAAGCGGATACCTTAAAAGTAAAAGCAGAAACTAGTGCTATTGCTACACAGGTAGAACACACTGCAGCAGATACCCTAAAAATTATTGCTGAGACTGCTAATACAGCCGCGTCACTCGCTATTATTAATGCTAATCTAGACAAGACACTGGCTGAGACTGCGCGTATAGGGCATGAAGTTGATCTCATCATAGCTCAGGTTGCTAAAACCAATAGTGACTCCAGTAAGATTGCAGCAGAGATTGATAAAATTAGTGCGGAGATTCTTCAGGTAGCAGCTCAGACGGATTTAATTCAGGCAAACATCGATAAGATCAATGGCGAGCTGACTATGCTCACGGCTTCTATTACCAAGACTGAAGCCGAGACACAGTTGTTGAACCAAAAAGCAATAACCGAACTAGCAAGTACTTCTGATACTATTCCTTTGGGTATTGCCTTAAATGGTTCTACTGGAGTTACTGGAGTAGTAGATAAACAGAAATTACTCTATGCGGCACAAACTGCTGGTTACGCTAGAGATGCCGAGCAAAAAGTGTTAACTACACTACTTAACGGTTGGTCGGTTTTAAAAACTGTAGACGAAAATGCATACGATCCTACTGGAATAACAAGCGATCATATAGATGTTGTTATTGCTAAAGCCAAGCAAGGTATAGGCGTGTAACCTCATACCATGGGGAAACACTAATTATTACCGGGGAGGCTTTTGCCTCCCTTTTTTTATGGATAAATCATGGGCAAAAAAACATATATTTCCGCTGTAACTATGCCACTGATGGTTGAGCAGAAAAACCGTAGTGCTGATATTGTGCTTGGTGCTGTTATATCTGGAGAAAGCATAGCTGCAAATCTTGTTAATGAATCCTTAGGTAATATGGCCAATGTTGCTGGAAAAGCATATAGGTATGCTAAAGATTACTACACTCTTGGTTTACCTTCAGGTCAACTCGGTGGTCTACAATCTATTCCAGATGATGTCATCCGTGAAGTTATTGTTGCAGAACTTGGTAAAGAAGTTGCTATTGATTATGCCTTCATAGACATACTCAATGCAAAAACTGTTATGCTACCTTTTCTAGTCAATACCAGAGGATATGGTAGAACAGATAATGCTATACTGACTCACCCATTTACTCTTACGCCTACCTTTGAAATACCGGTACTTGTCGGTGAGGATATGCTTAGTTTAGAAAAAACATATCCGGTCTTACTACAAAATGTAGATATGGATGCAGAAGGTACGCAAGTAACCCTGTATTACACGCATGAGTACCACACGTATACTGAAAATGACGGACAGTATATGGAGTATGCACACACAGAAAACTTTTCTGAAGTAGTGGCTGTACCCGCTGATCTTGTTCTCGGTGGAAGATATGTTATTTGTTATTACTTTACTTTCAATGCACTTGGTGAACTTGATCCAGATAGTGGATCTTTTTGGTTCTACCAAATGTACACTAATGTACACCCCACACTAGAAGTAGATTTAGAGTCTTTTGGTTCAGACGCGTTTATGCCGGTTATTCCTATACGCCGCAATAATATTGATCTTACAACTATTGATGATGAACTTTACCAAACTAGTAAAAAACTACTAAAGAAGATTAAACTTGATATAGATGCCTTAGCTACTCAATTAAATGCTAATCCAAGTATTGCCGATATTGATCACGCCTATATTATGTTTGGTATTGACGCTGGATCGGAAGATTTAACTGATTTACGTTATTTAATAGAATACTTTGATTATCTTTCTGATGTACAAAAATATACTCAGTTTGACTATAGCAATGCTTTGGCTACAGGTAAACTTATTCCAGCTACAATAGTACGCCCAGCAATTTATAGATCGGCAACTAATCAAGTAACAGATCTTAGTTTACTGGAGTACAGTCTAAACATAGAAATAAGTTTCAGTTATATTTCTTCTATTATTAAAGTTGGTGTTATTGGACCCCTGTATCATGCTACTAAAGAACATTTTTCTGAATCATATAATATAGCTACTGGAAACTATACCGGAGATGCTGGTACTGAAGAGTTTGTTACTGTTACACGTCATTCTATTACATACCGTTTACAAATTACGCCAACACAATATAAAGAAGTATGTATATACGATCCTAGTCATAGAAATTACATCTATACTCGGCACGCAGTTGTATCTGATGCACTATCAATTATGGACCCTTTAGATAAAAATTTTATCATACCTGTACACTATGGTATAGCCCAAGGATTACCTTTATTGGTTCGAAACCAACTCTTTAATAATTCTTTGGTTTTAGTAATAAACTCTTATGAAGTAGTAAAATTAGAGTGGTATGAAAGTTCATTTTTTAAATTTTTAGTTATGGCTGTAGGTGTTATTGTTACTGTAATTTCCGCAGGTGGTACAACTGGTTGGATGGCAGGATTGTCTGCGGCATTTGCTAAAGGTGTAGGTCAACTATTAATGAATTTAGTCTTTAAAGCCTTAATAGCTGTAGCACTTAGTTTTGCGTTTAAATTAGTGGTTAATCTTATTGGTGTTGATGCAGCAATGATTCTTGGGGCAGTATTAGCTATATTCAGCATTTTTAAAATGGGTATGGGTAGTACCGGTATGAATCCTATTACTGGTACAACGACTGCACAGATGTGTATGTCTGCGGCGATGTCTTTAATGGAAGCAGCTAGGGGATTTGTTCTGGAACAACTCCAAGAAGTTCAGAATGAATACATCGCTTTTCAGTCAGAAGCAGACGCGAAGACAAAAGAACTGGAAGAAGCTCAAGCATTACTTGATACCCGCAGTGATTTTAATCCTCTTTACTTTATTCAAAAGCCGCTTGAATATACTAATTTTAATGAAACTCCCGGTGAGTTTTACCAGCGAACAGTACACCAAGGAAATATAGGTACTGTCGCCTTAGATGTAATTAGCAATTACTATGATATAATGCTAAAATTACCTGAACCAGATTACACTTAAACCAAGAAGGAGAAGCACATGTCAGAATGGTTAGATAAACTAGTTGCCAGTATGAAGGGTTGGGGACAACCCAATACAACTAACAATTCACCTAGCGTATTTCAGCCTATTGCTGGAGCTACGGATAATTCATTAAATAGTATGGCGTTCAATACTATGTATCAGGCTCCCAGTTATGCTTCAGGTATGCCTGCCAATCAGGGTTTTAATCTTCCCGGTGCAGTCAGTCCTATGGCAGCATTAGGTGGTCTTGTCCCGGATGGTGGAGGAGATACAAGTTATACCGGTAATGGGCTATTCACCGCGCTTTTTGGTGGTAAGAACACAAAGACCGGTTTTCAAACTTCTGGAATGATATCACCAATAGCTAGTTTACTTGGTTCAGGCGCTCAAGCATGGCTTGGTGGTAAGCAAGTAGGATTGGCGGAAGATACTCTTGACTTTCAAAAGGATGCCTTCAGCAGGCAGTTTAATAATCAGGCAACTTTGACCAATGCGTCACTACGTGATCGCCAAGCAGTACGATACGCTCGTGATCCGAACAGATACCAGAGTCCGGATGAATACATGAAACAAAACAAGGTGGGGTAAGAGATGGCACCCAATAAGCTTAAAACATTATATGGTGTTGGTGTTATGAACTACGGTGAATATGACAGTTTAACCCACCCTAAAGCGTATAGTTTGTGGGCTGGTATGTTAGAGAGATGTTATTCCAGTAAGTCTCATGAAAAGCACCCTACATACAAAGAATGCACCGTGTGCACTACATGGCATAATTTTCAAAATTTTGTCCCTTGGTTTGAGGCTAACTATGTAGAAGGGTACCACTTGGACAAAGATTTAATAATATCAGGTAACAAAGTGTATTCTGCCAGTACGTGTGTATTTGTTCCCCGATGGTTAAACAACGTATTGCTCGACAGTAAAGGAAAGAGAGGACCATTTCCTATGGGTGTTAGTTATAAATCGGGTAAATACCAAGCTAGATTCAGTTGTCATGGTAAAAGTGTATACTTAGGTGTGTTTACTACTGTTGCTCTGGCTAAAGCGGCATACCAAAAAGCAAAGGGTGCTTATTTAATAGCTGCTGCTAGTGCTAAAGACGCTCCTGCTGTAATAAAAGGTAATCTGATTTTGTTAGGTCAACAACTAATAAGGAGCGCCTCATGTCAATAATACGCTGGGACAACATTGCACTACCGGATTTCAGGGATTCCATGCTTGGTTTTGCTCAGGCAGGTAAAAATTTTGATAATGCTACCACAGGTATTAAACAACTTGCTACTGATCAACGTACAATCGGTGATGCAAATTGGGATAATCAAGCAAAAATAAATACTGATGACCTAATAGCTAATTTAAAGGGCAGGATGGGTACCATTGGTGATTTCAATAATAATGAGCAACTTTTTGACGCTGCAACAAATAGAGGTCAGCTTGGTACTCAATATGACCAAAGTGCTATTGATGCTCTGAAGAGTACTCTGCAAGGTAAACTTCGAAGTGATGCTGTAGACCAGGCAATGCTTACTGGACAGAATGTAGCAAATAAATCTGGTTCTACTGTATCTGCTGCTGAAGCATTTAGTAATTCGTTGCGTGAGGCAGGAGCCAAGGAATCCTTTAATCAAGATCAATCAGCTAACTTCCTGCAGAATGGTTTGGCTCTCTATAAACAGAAAGAAGATGCAGCCAGAACACTTTTAAACAACCAGTTAATAGGTCAGATGCAAGGTATGTCTGCCAAGGAGCAGGATGCCTTTGTAGCCGAACAGAACAAGCTGTATGGTACCAAGATCAATGTCAAGGAACTCTACGATGTTGCTCGGGGTGAGAAAGCAGAACGTTATGCTGATGTTAGTCGAGGTCAACAAGCGCAATCATTTGCCAATAGTCAGACACTATTTAAACAGAATCAGGGTGACCGTAATAGAGAGCTGCTCTATGAAAAAGTCTTAGGTGAAGCTCAAGCTATTGCAGCAACAGGAGATGAAGGTGCAGCTAGAGCACATCTTATGAGTCTTCCTGGTTCGGCTAGTGATAAAGCTAATTTAGCGCTAAGTAACAGAATTAATCTGTTAACACAACAGACTCCAGAAGAACAGATGAAGTTTGCTGCAGAAAACCAGGCTATACAGAATGAAGGTACTGCTGCATTAGCTGAAGGTAATGCATATCTGGCTAATCTTGATCATCAAATAACTCAAAATGAGTATATGCCCGCCGGACGATTTGAAAAAATCAATATGGAAGGCAATATAGGATCAATACTTGGTAAGATTAAAGACACTACAGATGACGAAGGTTTCCTAGGTAACAAAGGTTGGTGGTCTGCTGCTGTACTTGATACGGGTGCAAGAGAGTTTTTTACGAAAGAAGCTGACGCATTAGTCAAACAAGGTTTCAGTGTAGCCGATGCTAATCGCATCGTACTTGGTGCGGCAGATGCCCATGGCGGAACAACTGAAACCTGGCGTGGAGCAGCCAGTTATAGCGCACCTGAAATGAAACAACGTATTGTGGAAAACGCTCAAAGACAGAATGCTCTAAATATGCTGTCTCAACATAAGCTAGAATCGGAAACTGCTATTGCCAAGGATAAACTTAAAGTAGCAGAACTTACTACGAATGACGCAGTTAATCTTATGGAATCTTTTAATCAAGCAAAACTAAATAACCAAAAGTTTAATTTTAAAACTTGGGGTGCGAAGAATAATGTAGACACTTCCCAAGTAGCAGAACTCAAAAAGTATGTAGCTGCTCGTGAGAAACAGCTTAAAACTAAGCCAAATGCACCTCCTCCGCCACTTGATACTGTACCAGCACACGGTGAAGACATGACATCTATCCAGGCTATACTGGACGGAATAGCCAAGGCTAATAATGCTGTAAACGGCATAGCTAAAACTAATCGTATTCGCTAATAACTTGGCTACATATGGAGAATTGAAATATGTATGGTTTTGACGATATAAAAGAAGAACGCAAACCGTCATTGACTGAGGCAAAGAGTAAAATCCTTGTCTCAGCTACTAAAGAAAAACAACTCAATATGGGTGGTTCAGATCTGCTGGCAACAATCAATAAACGTTACGAGCAGGATCAACTCCGTCAGAACCAAAACATACAACAGTCTCTCCAGTTTGAAGCGGATAAGTTCGATCCGAACAGTGCCCAGAATGCTGGTAAAGCAGTCACCACTGCAGATCTGGAATACGGTGGAATCTGGCCTAAAGTAAAGAACATCGGTGCAGGTTTGAAAATGAACGCTGCGGAAATGGCTGGCAGAGGTGCAAGCTATATTCCGAATATCCTGAGCAGTGATGCCCGTAGCTATATCGAAGACGGGGCAATTGAGGCATACCAGAAGGAACAGAAATACAAAGAGCTTGAGAGTATTACCCCACAATTTAATGCAAAACTTGCCGATATGCTGGTAAAGAATGAGCTTGCTCCCGGAGAGGTAAAACAAAAGCAGGCTGAATTCAAAGCAATGCTGCTGCAGAACAAACTCACTCCGGAAGAATCGAAAGTACTTGATAGTGGGGTAATGAGTACGCCTGAACCAATACACTCAAGCAACCGCACACTCATTGAACGAGGGAACTATTACGCGGGTAAGGCGAATGATCTGGTCAAAGGATTTGATGAGGTACTCTCTGGAACCAAGAATTTTAATCCAGCACTCAGTGCTAAGATGGAAGAACGTATCGGCAAGATAGCAAAGGAAAATGTATCTGCGACTGATGCCGCCAAGGATGATTTCTCTAAAGGCAACTATGCTGTCGGTTTAGTCAAAGGTACTCCTGCTGTACTTGATACTGTATTTCGCTCTGTCTTTGAGATGGCAAAGAATCCTACCGAGGCTCTACAGTTATTATCCACTGAAGCAGTTGATCTTATGCTGGCTGGATTCGGTAAAACCGGTCTTGCTGCGAGTGCATTGGAATCTCTTGGTTTAGCCGGTCAGATAGAGGCAGATGCCTATAAGTCTTTCATCACCGAGAAGGGTAGAATTCCTACCGATAAGGAAAGATCTTCTATTAAGACTCAGGCATACGCCGCAGGCGGTCTGGATATGTTCTCCGACTATACTATCAGTGGTGCCAGTAAGGGCGGGAAGATGCTTCTGAATAAGCTCAATAAAGCTGCTGAGGGTGTTCCTAAGCTCACCACCAGGGTAGCCATGAAAGCTACTGAAAAGCTCGGTGCTGGAGTAGTAAACACCCATACCGAAGGTCTAACCGAAGGTGCTCAATCCATCATCGAGGACTATACCTCTAAATTTAAACCAGTAGACTCTACTGAAAGTGCTCTGCTGCAGACAGGTCTTGGCGCAGCTATCGGTGGAAGTATGGGGCCGGCAGCATCTGTCGGTACAACCGCAGCTAAAGCAGCAATACTTGGGGCAGCAGGAGTTGGTCTTGTTGGTTCTGCTATTGTAAAGGGTACCGGTAAAGCTATAACTGGTGCATTCAAAGAGAAGACTCCCGAGCAGAAGCAAGAAGAAAACATTAATCGTACCTCTGCCAGTCCTACCTACAAGCCTAGGATGAAAGAGGTTGAAGAGACAGGAGACATCACAAAATTCATCGATCCAACCAGCAAGGACTATGATCCGGTAGTTGCTATTGATAGTCTGAAGAAATTCTCTGATAGAGAAAATGTTACTTCGGAAGAGAAGTTCAATAATCTTGAACAAGCAGTGAAAGTGTACGGTAGACACACTAGCACTATCGGGGAGAAGTATCGAGAGATAGATGTTCTTACTGAAAAATCCAAGACTCCCGAAGGACTCAGTGCTACGGAGACTGCCAGACGTAAAGAGCTGAACACTGAAATCATTAAATCAGAAGATACCCTGGAATACATGGATCGTACCATTAAAGCCATGCATCCAACAGAGATGACTGTCTCGGAGATCTTTGATAAGGTAGTGGAAAAAGCCAATAGTAAAGATCCGGAAGAGATCAGTAGTATCATTAAGGATATCTACGAAAACACGGGTAAGACGAATATTAAAGTTCTTGGTTCTACTTTAAATTCCATACGTAGCAATCCTCATACTTCTCCGGAAACAAAACAGTTAGTCGAGGAAATGAATACTCTTGGTAAATTCGAGCAGCAAATAACGGATAAAACCAAGAAAATTAACCAAGCCAATAAAACCAGTAAACATGTCAAGGCAGATGTTTTTACTGGTATCAAGAGTGATGGTTTCATTGGTATTAATTCATATATAAGCAGTATAGCACAGAATCTAAAAGCAACGAATGAACCCGCAGCCGCTAAAGCATTAGATGGGCTGTCTTCTTTTGCTGCTGGGCATCGTATTAAGGCTAGTACACTACGTAGACTTACCGAAGCAGACGCTAAGGGCATACCGCGTAATCCGGAAGATGTAGCTCTGCTTAATGGCAAACTAGCGAAACAACGCGGGGGTAAGCCTTATGATATCAATCCAAATACACAAGGTTGGTTGAATACTCTCAATGATATTGAAGAAGAAGCTAATGCGCTGGAACAAGCAGTCGTTGTAGCTAATGGGTTGTTTCCTCAGTATGGCAGGAAATCACCTATAACAGTTCCTGTACGACAAGAGCAAACCAAGACACCCAATCCTACTGCCGAGGAGGTAACTCCTTCTACAACAGCAAATACAGCTCCTAAACAGGTAGATGTTATACCGGAAGGTCCACCAGTAGATTCCTATGAAAATGAAATTCCTACCGTTGAAGGAGAAATAAATGATTCTATTCAAGCGACTGGAAATACGGTGGCCGATACGACTGCTGCCAAAACCACTGTCTTGGTTAACCCTCAAGGAAAAGAGGGAAGTATATCTCAAGGAACGCAGGGAGATACAAAAGAAAAGACAGAAGAGAATACTGAACCTAAAATAACTCCAAGCAATACTCAAACAAAGTTTACACCAGAAACAGTAAAATACACCAATCATTCAGGAGGTGCTCTTGGTTCGGATTCTGCTTGGGGAGATGTAGGCAAACCCTACGGAGTTATCAGTAATCATTACTATCAAGATAAAACTCCCAAGGGTAATGTAAAAATTACACCAGAACAGCTTAAAGAAGGTCTGGTTAAAGCTAAACAGGCAGCTAAAGATTTAGGTAAATACTGGAGTAACAAGCCTTATGTACAAGGGCTGCTTGCCCGTAACTGGCAGCAGGTTAAAAACGCTGATGCCGTCTTTGCCGTAGGAACTATTAAGGGCGAATACACAGATGGTGGTACTGGCTACGCTGTAGCTATGGCTATTCGAGAAAGAAAACCTGTTTATGTTTTCGATCAGACTAAAGAGTCTTGGTTCAAGAAAAGTAATAAAGGTTGGGAGAAAATAGATACGCCTATTCTTACCCCTAATTTTGCAGGTATAGGTACTAGAAAACTTAGTACTGTAGGTAAAAAAGCTATTGAAAGTGTCTATGCAAAGACTTTTCAAAAAGATTCAACAGAGCAGCTCGGGGATAATGTATCGGTCGATAAACCTGTTGAACCAAGTGAAAAAACTCCTGCAGCTCTCGTTGAGTCTCAGCAAATAGAGACAAATACGGTTGAGGCTCAGAATACTGAAAAAGTGAGCGACAAAGTTGAAGAGGAAGCTCCTGTAGAACTCTACCGTAAATCTCCCGTAGCAAAGGATCTGACCACACTTCCCGAGAATAGTACTCCAGTAGATAAACTCAAACCAAAAGACTATCAGACCATTAATCCTCTGCACTATTTCTTCCAGGCAGCAGGTAACGCCAAGAACAATGTCCTGCAGATGATCGATAACTTCTTCCCGACATTGAAACAACTCATTACTGAAGGTAAGCTGGCAGAACTAACTTCTGTCTTTAACGGTAAACGATTCGTCACTGCTGATGATAGATTCATGCTTGACCATATGCAAAGGTATGCTTCATATTTCAGTGAAACAGTACAGAAATCAGTGTTTAAACCGAAGTCTAAACAGATGTTTTACTATGAGGATTTCTTACAATGGTTCGCTCCTGATGGAATTATCCCGGAGAATGTCCGTGGAGCCATGGCAACAGTTACCTATAAGTGGCTGGCTACCCAAGGTGAAGGAACACTGGAGAATGAAGATAAGGCTATGACCAGTCTTCTTGGTTTAAAAGATGGCACTGAACTCAATGCTCAAGCAAGAAGTATTCTGCACGATATCGGTGTATCAGAGACATTCCTTATTGAAACTCTTGGTAGAGACATTCTTAAACTTGTAGGCATCACAACGACAAAGGATGCACCTGTAGACTACACTGAACGTATGCAACGAGCATTGGCTATGACTGCACTGGCTACCTTAGAAGAGATGAACATGGTAGAGCAGAAGGTAGCGTATACTGGTTTATATTCAGAGACTGCTAAACAGGATTTTGCTCCCGGTACTTTCGGTATAGAGGGACTGAAACAAAGCGTCTTGGATGATCTGGATTATGAAAAAAGAATAACAAGTAATCCGCTGAGACAGATCACTCGTTCAAGTAATAAATTCTTTACCTCACATAATCGAAATGAAGCAAACAACGGTAAAACCAAGAGCAATTTTTACCATGTCAAAGTGGCTAAACCAGTACCGGGTAAACAGAATCAAGAACGTAAACCAATAGAACCAATATATCGTATCCAGCAAGCCTGGAAAGCATCACCAAAGCTATGGGATAGACTGTTTACTGGTGAAGCTGCCAAGGAAGGTCATTCCTGGGAGAAGTATAAGATTGGTAAGAAGTTTCGCATGGCTATAGAAAAGACGAAGAATCTGGCTACAGTAGCACAAAGCAGAGCAGTCATAAACAATGTGAACAAAAGCTACGAACTGAGCCATAACACAGCAAACATAGCTATGCTGTTTGGTAGAAAGCGTTTACTGGAACTCATTGGTAATGAAGATCCATCGAAGAAACACATCTCTAAAGCAGCATCTATTGCAAGTGCAAATAAGGATAGAGAGCGTTCTTTAGATATTTGGCTGGATTGGATGGAAGAGGCTGCAAAGCAGCCTAAAGGACTTAAATCACTCTTCTATATCCCGGCTAAAATAGTCAAGAATTTACGGGTACACCAGGTAGGAAAAATAAATTCACAGGGAGATAAGTTTCACAGATATGTTTTTACCATGTCTGAGTGGAAATCTACCTTTGCCCTCGATAGTGATAACGAAATCGAAACATTCAAGGAGACACTGTTCCTCGATGCAGTAGCTTTGTCTATTGGTTTAGAGCATAGCAAGAAAGGCGGCAAGGATGAAGTACTTCGCTTAGTCAAAGAAGCTATGGAGAAGGAAGTATTTTTCAAGGCTAGAGCAGCAATAGACTTACTGCTTAATTTTACTGGTTCTAAGGAATTAGACATGGAAGCTCTCGCCGAGCTTGGTGAAAAGCACCCACAAGCTCTTGATGATATCATGACTGGTGTTCGTGCTGGTGGTAAGAAGATAAGTACTCTGAAAGGTCTTGTAGAGTACACTCGTTATATGCGAGCTAAATCAGATCAGTCAAATCTGCATGGTAATAACATTCTGGAATTTACAACAGATATTCCTATAGAAATAGATGGTATGTCTAATGGTCCGGTAATCTTGATGGTACAGATGCTGGTCAATAATATCTCTCCGGAAATACTCTTTGCCTTACGTAATGGTGGTTTCTCTTTTGATAAACTGCAGGGAGAAGTAGCCAAGCATCTCCAAAAACCATGGAACATGGATGTGTACAAATCAGGAGGTATTGCTTGGCGGAGAGCACTCCTGGCAAGAGAGAAAGTACTTACTGATGAATTTAATGAAATCAAAAATGAGAATTCTCCAAGAAGCAGGGCAGTTAAGCAAGAATTAACTCGATTGCATATTGCGGAAAGACTGTTTGGTTCCATGGTGGATAATGACGGGTATGCTACTGATACACTACGAAAGTTAATGAAAGATCCGGTAATGCAAACCGGCTATAGCGCAGGAGAAGAATCTATTATCAATGGTTTATCCAGAACACTCATAGAAGACATCTTCACAGCTAAACTGGAAGACATAGCAGCGAACAATAAAATAGACGATCTTATCAACTTAGTTGATGATATGCGAAGATTAGCTAATCTCCCTCTAAACAGTGACGCAAAAAATGTGTTTACCGTGGATGTGGATAAACTCAAAGATAGTAAAGGAGTACTCATTCCAGCAGCCGTATTGAAACTCACTCTTCCAGATGCTACAAAAGCAGCTATTCACAATCATATTGAAGCAAATCATGGTAGAGCATTAGTCAATGGTATAGACGAGCTTTACGGCAATATCAAATATGCGAAGAATGCCGTAAACAATTCTATGAATGTGGCTGCAGCTCTATACAATGTAGTTCGTGCTCATCTGGTAGCAAAGAAGAAGCAGGAACTCATCGATGCAAAGCAGCTAGGTATACTCTACATAAAGAAAAATAAAAAGACAAAGGAAGACGTAGACCATTATGTTGATTTATCCAAGGAACAGTACGCAGAGATAGACGAACAGCTTAAAGATATGTACCCATCGGTAGCTACTCCGTTTGAAGGTGGTCTGTTGGATATGGCTACTGAAGATCCTACCAAGAGCTATACCGGTGAATCTGTTGAACAACAATATGCATCTAAGAAACTCCATAAGAAGTCCAGTCATCTTGCTGAGAAGGGTATTCTTGGTTCTGTTGGTGTGTCACCGATGGTAGCACTCACACAGATGGTGGATGCTAGTATATCTACGCTTATGCAGCGTAGAGGGATAGCTATACTGAATGTACATGACGGCTTCTACACAGGTATTGATGGAGTAGTTGCTCTGAATGAAGCACTCAATGAGATCATGTTTGAGACACTCAGAGACTACAGTATTCCGCATGAAGTGAATGCATCGTTGCACAAGACTATTGCTGCTTTTAATGAATTCAAGGAAACAAATATCACTGATGAAGACAGCAAGATACAGTTTGCTTTAGATATGCTGGCAGAATTTCAACGAATAGGTATCTCTCGATATACAAAATCTGATGGAACAGTTGTACGGCCTTATGATAAAGTAATATATGAATTTAGAGAAACACAACCAGAATCCAAACTCTCTGATGAAGAGATAATTGCACAAATAGTATCTTCTCGTATGGACGATATTGCAGATCGAGCTGTAAAGAATAAAGCTATCTTGATGGATATGGTTACTGGCTTGAACCACTATAATTGGGGACCAAAAGGTTATACAGTACCCAAAACCAAGAAAAAGGCTAAGCCTAAAGAGGTTAAAGGATCATTTGAGCCTGCAGCAATTGATACTTCTACTCTTGATGCACAAGCGGAAACTGCACAGAAAGCTGTAATAGAGGCTATGCAGAAATCTGCTGATGAGATAGCAGACCTATGGGAAAGTAGCTATCCAACCTATGTCAGTGATACATTACCAAATAAACCTGTTGTTTCCCGTAAGCCTTATGACTATGCAGCAAGGGATACCTATGTATCCATGCAATCTCGCACAGAGGGTGAAGCGCATACTGTACTTGGTAATGCGGATGATCCAGTATCCCTGGATTCAAATGAATACGATGAACATATCGAATTAAACCAAGAGAATGCAGTAGGTGTGTATGATCGCTTGAAGACTATAGGACTCGATAGAGTAACCGATTCCCATGATAGTCATCTGCGCCATATCATGAATAATATTCTCACTAAGGTAATGAATCCGGTTGATCTCTACCTGAAGACCCAAGTAACAAATAATACGAATGGTGTCTTCGTTCCGGAACAGAACAAAATATTCCTTCGTGCTCAAGCCATGGGACTTGATCCGAATACTCCAGCAGAACAGGTATACATCCATGAGCTTATTCATGCGATTACACATTCTGGTTTGAAGATGTCTTCTTATCTGAATCGTCAAGCACAAGTGCTCTATGATATGGCAAAAGAGGTAATCCGACCGGAAGACTTCCTCGACGATCCAACAGGTGTTGTTACTCCCGAGGCACAGGCGAAGTGGGATTATATCTTTGGAAATCAAACAGTAAAAGAAGTCACGACTGTTAATACAGCTACTGGATTAAAGCAAACCAAGAAATACTCCAGTCATCTGGATGAGTTTATTTCTCATGGTTTAACCGATCCGAACCTAGTTCGAGCTTTAGCTCGATTACCCATTGATACTAAAAAGAAAGCACTCTTCACCAGAGGTACTTGGCAGGGTATTATTGGTAGTAACTTCTATGAAACGCTAGTTAATTTATTCAACAGAATCATGGATGTTGTAATGAATAACTACGGTAAAAGCAAACCAACGGACAATGTGGCTACTGAACTGGAGAGACTAGCTATGCGTCTGGCTACAGTAGACAGCAAGCACAAGACCATGATCGGTAAAGCCATGGATAAGTATGATGGTACGTATAGTAAGATCGCTGAATGGTCAAACGAAAAGATAAAAGCTATTGTTGCCAAGACTCCGGTAGGTAAGGTCAATCGTACTGTAAAGAATCTGACTGCTATGTTGGAGGATCAAGATTCCAAGGCAGGACAGATGATGCGGGATATTCGTAATCACATCGATGGCATTCATATGGGTTTTGGTAAATACATCGTTCGCGAGGTACGAGGACTGACAGATCGTCTTGCACCAATACATCGATTAATCAATACCAAGGACATCATTGTTGATAAAGCACGTATGGAAGCAGTGTCCACATACATGGAACATTTAAAGAGTCTCTGGCAACGAGATCTTATTCCAACTGAAAAGATAGCTCTTCTCAAGGGAGCTATCAAAACAGATATGTCTGTTCTGTTGGAAGACTATAGTATGAACGACATTACTGCCATGATGGATAATGAGAAGACTCTTGACTCGGCAATCTTTGAGATCATTCGTCTAATAAAGAGTAACAAGGCACTCCAATCACATATCAATTTCTATCAGAGACAGGCGCAGTCTCTTGGTTTATACATGTCTCATGGTAAAACCACGGAAGGTAACACTCTACTCAATGCACACCTTATTGGTTCATTAAAGAATACTAAGCATGAGGGTAAACTAACTACAGAACAAGCTCTGGCAGCAGAGCAATTGGTGGATAAGCTGGCTACGCTGTATGCTCTAAAGTTCACCCCATCTTCCCATAAACTTATTTTTACAAAGCTGTTAAAGGAAGATCCAGATGCAGTCAGAGATGTCTTGGTTCAACATAGGGAGATCCAACGTCAAGCCAAGAAGGATCTGTTCTTTGATAATCCTAATATGATCATCAAGGGCTACACCAAGGAAATTACCGATACCAAGGTGAATATCCTTGCTGCAGCAGGAGATGCAGTTACCGAGGCAGAGCTTGTAGCGCAAGGATACACCAAGAGTAAGCTACCCATCAAGCGGGACAAGGATGACAAGGAGCAGACTCCTATTTATGTCTATACCTCAGATACAGGCAGTATCAATGACTGGCACGCAACGATTGCTTCTCTTACTGGTAATGGGCATAAGGGTACCGATGTATTCGATGTTTATGCCCAGTTAGATAATAACGGTACTGACGCCAGGGCAAACCATAAAAGACTAGTACAGAAGAAACAGGATGCCCTTAACGATCAATTCAATGCGCCAATGGTGCCGTACAATAGAGACAGGGAATATGGTAATGCCATGCTTCCTCTGGTAAATACCGATGGGCATGTTGTCAAATATCGCTACATGATGAACGAGGATACCAAGGATGATGTCCTCAAAAAACATAACGAATATGACGCAGTGTTGTCGGCAATGGCTGGACAGATACTGGATAAGGTAGGAACTACCTATATCAACCGGGAATTGGTTAGTGCTCTGAAGGACATGTACAATAGCGAATATAAGGACCGGTTTCGTAACTATGTGGAGATCGGCCCTAATGCTAGAGATCTCAAGCACCGGGAACTGTATTACATGCTTCCTGAGCAAGCGAGAATAGACATCGCTGAAATATGGGGAGATGATACCATGATGGTTGCTCAAGATGTGGTGGATCTTGCCTTTGGTTTCAGGAAGTACAGCATTACTCAGGCGTTCAATAAGAATCCGGAAGATAGAGCATTCATAGAGAAAATGATCGTCAATATCTTTCAGAGTATCTTCAAGAATAAGGGTATTACCCGAGCTAAGCAGGTAGAAGAATTTATGATACAGGCTACTAAGGTTGCCAAGAACAATATCATTGTTCGTGGACTACAGGTAACAATTGGTAACTACGTCAGTAATGTGCTCTTCTGTAAGGCTAAGGGTGTCACTAACGCCAATATTCATAAATGGCATAATGAAGCTATGGCAGGCATTATACGCTATGTTACTGACAAGAAAAATCTTGAACAGGCAAAGTTAAAGCTCATCGCTGCACAGAATCATAAACCAACGGCTACGCTTACTCAAGTTACCTTGGACAAAACAACACAAAAAATCAAGGATGACATCGTTCGACTGGAGAATACTATAGCACTCAATCCAGTAACGGATGTGGTAGATGCAGGGTTGATGCAGTCAATTATTGATGATATCGAGACTACTAGTGTGCAGTCGCCCTATCCAGGTATGTTTGAGCAGCTCGGAGAACAGCTTGCTAAATATACCCCGGATAAGCTCGCTACCATAGGCAAGGAGATCGTTATGGCTGAAGACACCCAATCCTATAAGATCCTCAACAATTTAGTGAAGACGACTGATTTCATCGGTAGATACATCATGTACAAGCAGTACACCACGGTAGAAAAGGGTGATCTGAAAATGGATCATAATGAGGCTGTTGCTCAGGTACTGCATGATTTCGTCAACTTTAATCTTCCGTCACACAAGATGATTGAATATGGTAATCAGATTGGTTTAATCTGGTTCAGTAAATATGCTCTGCGTATACTTAAACCAATAAAAGATATGGTAAAGGAGAAACCTTTCCAGGCGATCATGACACTGGTCTTTGCTTCGGTGTATGCCTTGCCTTCGGTCTTTGAGTCGATACCGTTTATCAGCAAAAATCCACTCAATGTCTTTGGTAATCCGCTATCGGCACTGACGGACAGTAGCGATGAGATCCTTACCGCTACCAGTGGAGAGTGGGTATTAGATCAGCTCTAAATAAAAATACCCCGTACCTATAATAAGGCTACGGGGTATTTTAGGTATAATGTATTTTCTAAATTATCTATTCTTTAACCGATTCTGCCCGCCACGTCTTCATCAATTTAGTCAGCTCCAGGCTACTCTTTCGGCTACGTACTCCAGCAGCTTTATTGCCTTTAATTGCACGAAGACGGACATCCGAGATAAATTTCTGGTACAGTACATCAAGTTGTTCAATCATTTCGTTCATGGTATTCCTTTATACTTCATAGTAAATAAAACGCCAGCCGGAGGGTGTAATTATCTCTATGCACATTACCCGGCAGTAATATACTATTATAAGATCCTCCGGCTGGCTAACTCAACGGGAACACCCCATTGAGCTATTTCTCTTCATCCTCTTTATCCCGTATAGCCTGGTAAACAACCGCCAGGACTAAACCAAGAATAAAAACTACAAGCAATCCCGTCAGGACTGTGGATAGGATCGGGATCAGGACTACTATCAGACATGCACCTCCTACAATAAGTAGTGCAATACATGCATCCTTTATACTCTTGAACACGATTAGACCTGGAATAGTGATTCCATTTCCTCATCAGCCTTAGTCTCTTCGACTGCTTCTTCTTTGACTGGCTGCGGATCAGGTTCTGCCGCAGCGGCAAAGAGAGTCTCTACTTGGTCATCAACTAAGCTCTTTGCTACCTTTTTAGGCTTATCTGCAACAGGGGTTACTTTCTTTGGTTCGGCTGCGGCAAGTTCTTTCTCTTCAATAAGAGCATTGCCTTTCAAGCACACAACTGCGGAAGCACCGTTGCTTCCTCTTCCCTGGGTAAAGGTAAAGTCCATGTCTTTCCCTAGTGTTGGTACATTACTTTTCTTCAGATGAGAAGTTACTGCTTCTTTGATTTCATCTTCGGAGAGTGTGATTGTAATATCCATGTTAATTTGTCCTTATTAGTGAGGCATTGGTAAAGTGGGTATTCTGATTTTCAGAATACCCATGGTAAAAACTACATATTACTATATAAACATTGGGTCTGGTGCTGCTGGAGCAGCAGCTTTACGTTGTACTTTCGGAGCGCCAGGAGTTCCTGCCGCACCAGTTGATTTATCCTTGACCTGGTCTTTCCATTTATTCAGCCATATTTGTTTGAATTTTGGTTCAGTCAATCGGGCAGTGATTTCGGCTACGGTAAGACCATCTCGGCTACGGAAAAACTTGTCAATTTCGTTTTCAGTACGGGTTTCACCGGTAGCTTCATACATGCCACTTGCTTCATTCTTAGTAGTCTTATCAACTGTCTGTTTCAGAATACCAGCAGAGATTTCCTTACCAATCAACTCAGTAAACATATCTACCTTGGTTGGTACTTCATTACGTTCTTTAGTGGAATACAGATCAATAACTTTTTCTTCTGTTTCCAGCTTACGCAGAGGTTTACCCACGGCAAGCAGGCACATATTATCAGCCAGTTCATAGCCAGGAAGCCAACGCTTCTCCATGGTTTTCTTGTCGATGTAGTACGGTTTTCCACCTTTTTCAGTACCGGAGCATACCCAGAACTGTGCATGAATGTCTTTATTGTCCTTGGTAAGAAGAAGCATATTTATGGCTCTTGCACCACTAGCTGCGGTAGTGGCATAGGCCAATTTAATGGTCAGATCATAGTAATCCGAATCCACGGTAAGCCTTCCACCTCCGAGACTGTCACCATTGGCTTTGATGTCATCGGGTGTATCGAGATCTGCGAAAAGTAAACTCATGTTGTTTTTCCTTTTGGTTTATTGGTTTATTGTTGAATTATTAGTAGGGTTAGACTACTTTTCCGTCTGTATCGTCTTCCGAGGCAATAAGGCATATTGCCTGTAATGCGTAACGTCTACCATAGGTACAGTTAACACCGATCATCTGTGCCGGTGAAAGCTGAGACATGGTTTTAATAGGTAGCTCAATAGATGATTTATGCCACTGTCCCGATTCATGCATTACCGTGGTATGTGTAACGACTGAGGGGGCTCTACCTTTAACCAGCTCGTGAGTTTGTATAATAGCTATGCCGTGCTTTGCTAAAGCAGGTCGAGCTATCTCTATCAGTGCACCGAGTTCCATGTATTTATAGCTATACCCTTGTTTAGTCTTAGCACCATTCATCATCTCGCCTTGTGCCTTGGCTAGACTTCCAGCAAGTTCTCCAATACTATCGGACATCTGTTCATTGAAAGTACGGTATATTACTGGTTTTTCCTCTAGTTCTACTTCAGGTGGCGGTAAAATCATATTTGGTTCAGATACTACAGCAATGTCTACGGTCATATATTCTCCTCCTATAGGTTGAAATTAACGTTTAGCGATTGCTTTGGATATCGTGGTAAAAATGGTATTGGTTAATTCCGCTTCATCGAGCTTGTGTTGTAGCTTATTGTTCAGTGCCAGTACGCTATTGCGTACATTTTCAAAAGACTGTCCACTGTCCACTAGCATCAAACCATAACGAACAAGCTGATTGCTTCTGTTCCCTTCCTCGATATTATTGACGAACCATCTCTCTAAATTAGAGAGGGATTGCAGATCCTGAATAATTTTCTTTCGATCATCGTTCTTGGCTGTCTTTGGAATAAATTCCAGGGCATCGATGAGCCGATCTCCTTCGATGTACTCATAGGTACCTTTATTAGTCAGCCATTTTCTGCTTCTTTGTCCGGTAGCTGTATCTACTTGAATAGGCAACCATTCAAAGAAATTATGCATAAATTCCTTGTAATCGTCCTTATCCAGTTCGACAAAATAGTTAATTGGTAAAACCACGCGGAAGCGATGGTTGGTTACAGTGTGTCGCTTGGTGGTATAGATCATGAAGGTGTAGCCCTCGAAGAGATTCTTCATCATCTCCATGGTTGTGCCATCATCGACGTCCAACACCACCATATTAAAACCAGGAATAATATGATCTTCATGTCTATGCCCATTTACAGTATGATGGGATATCCAATGTAGCCCTTCCTGCTGGGTGAGCTTGTGTAGCTTGTTAAATGGGGCAAAGACATTCTTATACTCTTCGGCTATATCCTTACTGTAGGCAATACGCATCTGATTGAGATCTGTTTCTTTCAGTGTTTTCCCACGAAGAAATTCAATATTACTATTCAGGGTTTTCTGAATGACGATATGATGTTTATATCCCCAGGCTATAGCTAGTTGCAGCATCTCCTGCTTCAGTTGAGCAGCTCCTCGGTAAAAAGGGAGATCCTCGGTTAAATCGGCATGAGTAACCTCATGATCGATACTGGCGATATACTTCGCTAGTTTGACGTAATTTCGGTCCCTCTTGAGGATTTCCGTGAGAGCCTTGCCACTGTCCTCGGCAAGTTTAACCGCAGCGTAGAAGTGGTCTTCCGAGACTTCTGCTTCACCGTCGATGAAGGCATAGACTCCAGCCAGCTTCATGGCTTTCCAGTAGCGATGAGACATCTCCGCTTTCAGTATCTCGGCATGATCTCCAAGCAGTTCCGCTTGGCGTTCACACATCAAACGGTATTCAATGATGAGCAGGCTAATATCCTTTGGAATGATAATCTGCTTTCCCCAGTTGAGTCTGTTTGCTAGTTGAGCAAATTTATTGGAAGTATCATCGATGAATTGATTCTGTGTGGTAGAGATGAGTTGATCGTATACTTGTTCCGGTGTCAGTTCTCCGGTTTTACCGGATGTCTTGGTATAGCCGAAGAAACATCTTCTAGCGTAACCGGTATCAAGCAAGGTATAGAATAACTCCTCGGTCTTACCACCATCAAGTAACTTGGCGGGTGTACCAAAGGCAATGAGGTTAGCCGGAGTTCTTCCCGGCAGTTCGTCATTACGGATATTCTCCTTGGTATTCTTGATCAGCTTTTCCTTAATCTGTCCAACATCGTACAGTTCAAGAAAGGTAGTCAGTACTTCATTGGCTGAAGTCAGGTTGGACCCGACTTCATCAATTTCCATATTTAAAGCACCGATTTTACACATCTTTAATTTATGCCGATACTGTTTGATGGCTGGTGTGGTACCAGAATCGAAGGAGTAAAGCATCTTGCCAGTCCCCTCGAATTCCTTTTGAACCAAGACTAATTCCTCATCTGGATCGCTGTCCTTCACATAGGCACGAGATGTTGCTAATTTTGCAAGTTGTTCCTCTGCTACCAGCGGGAAAGTCTGTTCAAAGAAAATATTTCTAAATTCCTTGGTGAGACTCTCCTCAATGATATTGGCGGAATGATTCTTATCTTGACCTGATGATGCCAGGTTGATACCGTAGAAGTTGACCGGGATGATACCTCTGTCCCGAGAGTTGACCTTGACTCGCATGACTGCTGCCATCTTGGTCAGGTAATAGTTAGTGAGTATACGGAAGAATGATTTGTTGTCGTTCTGTGTCTTCTGTTGCAGAATCTCGACAATACTCTCCGTGGTTGGGTGATAGGCCATATCTTCAAAGGCTTTCACTGTGAGACTCCTTCTCCCTGTAACAATCCGGATGCAATCAGATTGTCTTTTTGACTGCATATACTGAATGCATCGCAGTATTTACATGCTGTAACTTTTCCTGGTTGAGTGACAATCTGCCCCATTTTACCATCTTCAATCCAACGAATGGTTGCTTCGGCACTGGTATTGAAGTTCTTGGTACTCTTTAAGGTCTTCTCGGGGTTCTTGTAATATTTATAGGTGGGAGCATCCTGCCAAAGTTCCTGTGCGTTACACAGCGGCAGATTAGCTTCCGGTTGATCTTGGAAATTCTTTATTGCAGCGATCTTGTTTTTGATCCACATCTCTGTTTCCGGCAGAGACAGGAGTAATATCTTATGGGCGAACACCTTGGTAGGTGGGTACCCTTTATCAGCTTTTACACAAGAATCTCTCCGGCTCCAGTCGGTAAAGATGTAATCGATGATCATGTGATCATTGGTAATGAGTTCTGGATTGAGCCAACGATAAATAGATCCCTGTAGCTTGTATTTCCAATCATTTGATCCAGAGGTGTAAGAGTACACTCCGGTAGTTTTGAAATCCTCTAGGGTGCCATTACCGATGAAATCAAACTTCCCACCAATAGTGACACCATCAATCTCTCGCATGGACCGGAGTTCCATATAAATAGGAATAGTCTCCGGAGTGAGTTCTTCTGGTTTAGGATTAATTTTTACTCGGGCAATAACTTTATCCGAGTAACGGAGTCGTTTGAGAGATGATTTATAATGATTCAGCCAGGATGATTCAATAGAACTGTGTACGGCAGTACCTATACGGCTTGCCATGAGCTGACTAATGTCTTTCATGTTCCCCTCTGTCTGAGGGGGTAAACGCTGTCCTAGAATGATTTGACGAGTGCTCTTGATTAAACCAGTAGCACTGATATAACGGTCATCCGGATTGTGGTCGTATTCATCCAAGGCCAACCATACAGCCATGGACAAAGGTATAGCGGTATTGTTGGTAAGAAGAGTTTGATTCATTGGTTTTCCTATGCGCGAAGATTACGATTACGGAAGAAATCAGCAAATACTGGGTTGGTACTGGCTAAAAGTCTGGCATATCTACTGGTGTAGTTGTTATTAAGTTTGAAGTTTGTATCTTTTACATCGAAATGCATATGCCAACGAATACGTTCACATATGGCTTTAGCTGAATATTTTTCATAACCTAGTTTCATAACTGTTCTGGCGTATTTCTCAAACAGATCGAATACAATAGGATTATCCGTGTGATATTTTTCAAATCTGCTTTGTATATCCATATATTTCCTTACGGTTGAGTTAGTAATGCAAACCACTCCCCGGAGGGGAGAACAAGAACTACACTGCTTTGAACCAATAAAAACTACTTAGACGCAGACCTGGTTGCGTTATGTTTTACTAAACTATCCCAGGTCAAGAGTGCTTCTGAGTGATTCCAGCATTTGATAAAGTTTGAGTTAATCAAAGTAGACCGTCTTCTCCTGTTGCTACCAAAAAATAGGGTGGTCTTTTAACTTTCAGTTTACTCATCGTATTATCTCTGATTTTTCTAAAAATTTTATACTAGAAGTGGGTAACTGTACCTTACCCTCGGTAAGGATCTTCCAGGTAAGTTCTGCTTCTTGTTGCTCGTAGCATTTAATGAGGTGAGGGTTGAACATGTAGGTGTTCTTAGGCACTGGTTTAAGTGCATTGAGTGTTATAGCTTTAACGATTATGTCCTGTTTTTTCATTTCTGCTATATACTTATTAAACATTACCTGCTGACTGCGAGTAGGGTTATCCAAAGCGTATGTGCATAGGTTATTCTCAGGATATCTGTTATTTTTTAGTTCTTCGAATAAGAGGATAGCTGATTTAGACATACGACTTATTCGTGTAAATATGTCAGTTGATACAGGTTTCTTGGTTGTGTTGTACACGTTATTTACTCCTCCTATAGCTTGGAAAATACCGAAGTCATATTTAGGTACTTGCATTGCTTTTAAGTACTGACCTTTACCCATATATATGTTGTAAAGTTTTCCATCATTCTCGTCATGTTGCATGTTTGTTTCCTCTTAAAGTCTAGGTTACTGTGATTAACTTCTACATTAAGAGTTTAACCTGATCTTTATTTTAGGGCAATAATATTATTGTTATCATTAATTTTCAGAAAAAATAAACGCGCCCACGACCAAAACCAAAACATAAAAATATTGCATTTTTCCTCAAGTTACCTCCGTAAGTGGTTGATATTGTGTGTGAAAAACTGGCATGTTTCTTGCAAAATATATAGGTATAGCCCCTGCTTAAAGAAATCTTTAAAACGGTTTTCTTTATATGTTGATTATAAAAACATATCCGATACACACCTAGCTCCCTCACTCGCTACGCTCACTCGGGGCTGCTGTTCCCCGGATATGTTTTTATAATCAACGGTAAGTCCCCAGGGGGAGTACCCCCCTGACATTACGCTGAGTGATATGCGGTGAAGTCGCCCGAGCGAGTTTACGAGCGAAGGGATGACTGTAGACGCATATCACTCAGCTACTAAATAATAATGATTATATAATTATATAATTTTTACCTATTCTAACGGTAAACGGGGTACGCCAGGTGAGTTGAATTTCATTGGTTTGCTCTGTTTTCAATTCCACACTGATACAATTATTTGGACAAGCATCAATGACCTCGGCTAAGGCATCCTGCAGCTCATCAGTGTAGAAATCCGCTTCAGGTATAGTCAGCTCTCCACCGTGTTGAGAAATAAAGTAGGGTAGTGCCAGAGCACACATACCACAGTCCGTACACAGTAACGGATCACAGGTGAAGTGGAAGAGAGTAACACTCATGCTTTCCTTTTCTCGGCCCAACTGTTTTGTGTAAGCGTAAAGGAATGTTTTCTTTTGGTTTTAGTTTGGGTACGGTACGCCTGTTCAAGTTGTTCTGCTTGGAACAGGATATCTTTTGCTGTCTGCCGTAGTTTACAGGCAATAAGTTCAGCTTCTGAGAGTGGCTGTAGAGTCATGTTTACCTCTTTGTGATTTAATGATGGCAAGAGACTCAGCATATTTTTCTGTTTCAAAATATGCTGCAAGTTCTCTGTCTAGGGTTGCCTTACGAGAAGGTGTTAGCCAGGTAGCTACGGAGATCTGAGTTATCCGTTGTAGCTCGGCGATAAGTTCGTCACTGGCTCCACATTTTTTATTCTTTACTGATGAAAGGTGTTGTCTCGATATGCCTATAACGCCTGCAAGTTTCTTTTGGTTCGTAATGTAAATTCGTTTCAAGTTTAACACCTTAATCCTAAATTTAACTATTTATTAACTTATTGATTTAATTTTAGGTAATCTACTTTAAGCCTCCTTATTTGTAAATTTAATTCATGGTTAATCTTTATTATTATTTATGCCCAGGTGAACGTCTAACCGCATGAAGTAGATAAAACTACGCTAGTTCAGTTATTAACGATGTGTTTAAAATAATCGTTGACATTAACAAAAAGTTAATGTTAGATGCAGGCAACACTAACGATTAAGTTAAATTCAACTATGGAGGCGTTATGAACAAGGAAGACATTAAATACTTTATGGCTGGTCTGAAAAGAGTAATAGAGCATGAATGGACAACACAAGAAGAGTTTTCCAAGGATGTTTGCAGCGCCGTCAATCTGTCTAATATTCTTCGCGGTAACAGCGGTACTTCTCCCAGTATGCGTCAAGCACTTGCAAGTAA